ACGCCATCAACGAGGTCGTATAATGCCACGCATTATACGACACGCCACTATCATATAACAAAAAGGAGACCACAAAATGTTTATCGTGATTAAGAGCGAACACTATGATTGCACGAACCTAATCTGCAAGAAGGACACCCTGGAAGATGCAGTTGCTGCAGTAAAGGACAGCATGGCACAGCGCATCAACAAGAACTATCATACAGGTCTTACCGGTGCCGATATCACGCACGAAAACGAAGACCACTACGGCTTTTCTTTCACCTTCGATGAGAACTGTCCTGCTGACAACAGCAAACCCAGAGCGTATAGCACATATGACTACTGGAATGGGGATGACCAAGAGAGTGTCGAGTGGGTCGTTTACGAAGTCACAACCGACAAGCCCTTCTTTCTTCTTTCTTACGAGGAGTACGAGAGCATCAAGCTCACGGGCTTCTACGACACCTTCGACGAGGCATTCGGGAAAATGAAAGAGTTGATTGCGGAAAGCGTCAACGATGTCTTTGACGAAGATGCCACGGCTGATGACGTTGAGGACATGGAAGACTACAATGTCTTCGTACACTCTAACAAGGACAGTCAAGACAACGGTGCGCCGCTTGCCTTCGCAAGCTTCTGCGACGATTATCCAAACCGCGAGTGGACTGTTTTCCATATCTAAAATATAGCTCTTCGCCGCTCATCCTCGGATGAGCGGCACTTTTTTGCTTGCCAGGCTGTGCGAATGGCATAGAATAGTAACTGTACGATAGATACCATTCTACCAAGGCGCATCCTGCGTTCGTACAATTCACAATTCTGCTTTAAGGCGGACTTCCCGATTTTTGGGAGGTCCGCCTTTTTGCATTTATCAGAAAGGAAGATTCCAAATGACCGTTTACGATTACCGAGAAATCACCCTCAAAGACGACCTGTGCCTCGAAATAAGTCGTGACACGGACATCGAAAACCCACGCGAAAATGACTGCAATGCAGCCACTTTTTACTGTCTCAAAAGTCCTCGCCGCAAGATAGGCGATATCATCAACAGTGCCTACTACCTGAACGAAACAAAGCGGACACTTGCGAAAACAGGTGAGTATGCCATTCTGCCCATTTATATCTATGAGCATAGTGGCATTACACTCTGCACGGTTCCGTTCTCTGACATTTGGGATTTTGCCTGCATCGGTTTTGCGGTCGCTAACATCAACGACTTCATGAAGCAGAGAATTTCCGATACTCCCGTATCCCGCTGTGAAGCCATGCACCGTGCCGAGGACTGCATCCGTAACGAACTCGAAGCATACAGTGACTATCTGGCAGGAAATTGCTGGCAATACTGCATCACGGACGAAGACGGCAATGTCGTTGATTCCTGCAGTGGCTTTATCGGCGATGACCTTGAAAAGAACGGTATACTGAACTACATCTGCGACTACATCGAAAAATAACAAGGAGAATGAATTATGGACATCACGTTAAAAGGCAATAATGGCGAAAAGGTTGTCATTCCCATCGAAGACCTGATTCAGAAATACTGGTCTGACGAAAACAGCAAACCCAACCGCATCGAGATGTCTGCCAAGGTTAAGGATGAAACCGTCCTTGCTGTCATGACGATTTGCGATGAGAAGGAGGAGAACTACCTGAGTGTTGACCTTGAAAGTCGAAACGAAAAGTTTGACACAGAGGCACTCTGGTGTTCTCTTGAAGCTCCGAACACGCTGAATCCATTCGTGACCGGATACCTGTATTCCGGTAACAACGAAACGGAAAGCGATGATTGGCTGCTTCGCATTGTGGACGGCTATCGGGCAGCTGATGACGATTCTTCGCGAATCGTTTTCGCAAACAAAAGAGCCGTCAGCGTTCAGGATTTCTGTGAAGAGTCCGAGGGTGAAAACAAGTATAAGCTGTTTGCCGCCACTGAGAAACAGTTTGACCAACCGTTCTGCTACGCCGATTTCGGAACGCGTTTGGAGGAAGCCACGCACGGCTATGTAAAGTATGCCAAATCCATGATTGTCTCAAAGGACGAAACTACTGTAAATCGCATTGCGGATATGTTGGATTCAATGGGTTTCGATGCCGTTACCGGATATTTCAACCCTGAGGAAGACAAACGCAGCGGTGAGGTAGATTCTCTGACGGGATACTACTACGTCGATATCTAAAAACAACCAATTATAACAAGGAGTACATTAACATGGAACTGAAACTTTCTTCTAATTTCAGCGGAAAACCCGTATCTGTCGTCGTCCCTATCGAGAAAGTTATCGAGGTGTTCTGGCCGAAAGACGAAAAACCGCCTATTTCTCTTACCGTATCAACAGTTCTTGGCGCAGACAGTGCCAATGCGGAATTTTCTCTTGGTGAAGAAACCAAAGAGTCCTATCCCGGCATTTGGCTTACGACCGATAATGTTAAAAGCCATCGCCACTGTTCTTGGTTCCGCCTCGAGCTGCCGAACGATACCAACGACATCGTAATGGGTCATCTTTACGCCGGTGATGATGATATGGAGACTGACCAGCCTCTTGCCATCATTGCTGACGGTATTCGTGCTGACGGGGATGAATCAAAACGCATCCTTTGGGTCGATGAAGATGTAACGTGCGTTAAATCCATGAATGACGATTATCTGAATCGTCAGAAAGCCATCACCGAAAAGCAACTCAGTGACCTTTCTTCCGGGATTTTTCTTCAAAATTTCGATTATATCGTTTACGGCAAGCGCCTTGCATCCAAATCTGAAAACACTGTGGAGTTCGTGGAAAACACTATCGTTTCCCACAACAGACAGGAGCTTGAGGTGGTTGCAAGCGGTATGGAAGCTATGGGGCTTGCAGTCGAGACGGGTTATTTCGACCCGGATGACGAGTCCTCCGTCGATGTTCCCAAGCAACTTATCGGCTTTCATTACGTCGTTCTGAAGAAAAAGGTTTAAACCATAGGAGGTTTATATGTACTGCAAAACTATCACAAAGGAAATCTTCGATTCCTATATCGCAAATGACTCGGATACCGTTCTGGAGGGTGTTATTACCAACGCTTTCGAAGGCACCGCTTTCCGCCGCTTTGTGCGCGTTCCTTTGGCTAAGGGAGAACATTATGTCGAAGCGCTGTACGAGCAGGATTTCGGCTCTTTCCCTCTGGCTATGGGTGCGTACCATTTCAGCATTAAGAATGGTCTCGAATTCATGGCGTTCATCGTTGACCGCAAAAAAACCTGCTGCAAGTCTGCTGCATTCGCACTGCTCTTTGACGATTACCGGCAGGCGGATTCCAACTGGGTCACGGCTGAAATGAGAGAAAAGTTTCTCGCATATATCGAGAAGAACTACACTCCCTCCGCCGAGGTGATGAACGACAAAAAGTTCCAATCCTTGACATACGACAGTGCCGTCAAGCAGTATGTTTATGACAGGAACAACGACACTACATCGCTCGACTTGATGCTGAAACTCCTTGAAAAGTTCGACGATTCCGTCATTGTTGACTACCTTGCGAATCCTTCCGGATGGGAAGAGCGGTTTGCCAAGGTTCTGGAACAGTCTGGAATCTGGGATTCGTTCGCCAAGGAGTTTGCTGAACCTTTTGTGGCATATCTGGTTCAGACCAGGCAATATCTGGATGCGTTCAGCGCTGACCCTTCTTGCTGGGAAAGTATCTGCAAGAATCTGATGGCTGCTGTCAAAGACCGCAAAACTGTTCGCCTGAACATTGAAGCTGGTGGCAAGTCTATGCAAGTCGTGTATCCTGCTGTCGGTATTGAGTCCTACGATACGATTCGGACTAAAAGTCTTGACACCTTCGTGATTTCCCCGGTTCGTCATCAGGAAGAAGTGGAACATTTTCTGGAAGAAAATTGCCAATGGTACGGTCGTGGACACAGGCACAGTATTCCCTTCAAGGTTATCGTTTCTGTATCGAGCGGGCGCAAGGTTCTTTGGGAAAACCCGCTATTCGGGAAATAATCGAAATACCGTTGCGTGCTTATGCGAATGGAGTAGAATAATAGTTGTACGATAGATACCATCTACTGAGGCGCTATCCGCGTTCGTACAATTCATAATTTCGCTTTAAGGCGGACTTCCTGATTCTGGGAGGTCCGCCTTTTTGCGTTCAAAAAAGGAGTGTAATTTAAAATGGCGAACAAAACAACCAGTACCACTTGTCATTCATGCGACAATCCGTACTTTGTGCGGGCACAAATCATCGCAAAAAGTGCCGGTAGTCCCGCGTATCGGTTCGGCATCGATGAAAGCGTAAGTCTTCCGGGAAACCAGCATGGCTTTGTCAGAGACATACTTGACGGCGGAAAGATATATGTCGTGCAGATGTTCGAATCTACCGAATACCGCTGCTATGCGTGGCTCGATATGAGACCGGAATACGGATACAAAGACATCGGTTCCGTTTACGGAAAGCCGAACCCTTACAAGCCGCTTCCTGTCAGCAACTACAATCACACGGTTCGATTTTTGCTGGGTTTCCTGTACTTCTATGATGTTGACTTGACGCCTGGCTATCAGAGTCGTTACGCCTGGAATGAGGCTCGAAAGGTCGCATATCTAGCCGATATTTTCGCAGGAAAAGATGCCGGAGAAATCGTATTTCAGGAAATTCCGTCGTCTGACCCGATGCCAAAGTATCAACTCATCAAAGGAGAGCAGGAAGCCATCACCCTTCGAGAGTTTTACGAGAATCGGCTTTTGTACAAAAAAGCATGCTACAACGACATTCGTGCAGATGATATTTTCTGGTTCAGACAGACCATGCTGCGAATGATTGTCTACAACGCAAAACACGAACCTTCCACCGAGCACGAAGACATTGCAATTATCGGCAGGATTCTTTTCGGAAGATACTAACACAGGGTATTTACGAAATTTGGTGGTTTGAATAAAATCACTTAATTTTGTATGTATCACAGGCATATGGATGTTTGTTGCGCCTGTCGATTTTCCCAGTTGATAGCTCCGCAAGAGTGATATTGCCTCACGCAATGCCACTCGCAGCAAACACCCAGCCAAGGGAAACACAACCTCCTGCTTCGGCAGGGGAGACTTATCGTAAAGGAGGTGGCGTATATGTCCACTGTATATGTGCTCAATAAAGACGGTAAACCTTTAATGCCTACGACTCGCGGTGGACATGTGCGTCATCTGCTTAAAGAGCAAAAGGCGCGAGTCGTGAGAACAAAACCGTTTACCATTCAACTGTTGTATGAAACCGATGATGTAGTGCAACTGCTTTACTTAGGCATCGACCCCGGCAGAACCAATATCGGTGTTGCCGTTGTCAAAACAGACGGCACTGCAGTCTTTACCGCGCATTTAGAAACTCGCAATAAGGAAATTCCCAAGTTGATGAAAAAGCGCAAAAACTCTCGTCGTGCAAGACGCACCAACGGCAGACGATGCCGCCGTCAACGGAGAGCCAAAGCGAATGGCACCATTTCCAAGAAATGCGTAAAGCAGGATACTGCTCAAAATGGCAGTGTTAGCAAACGTGCAAAGAAAATTGGTGTCATCAAACGCCACCTTCCCGGCTGTGAGAAAGAAGTTCTTTGCATCGGCATCAAAAACAAAGAAGCAAAGTTTAGTAATCGTGTAAGACCAGAAGGCTGGCTCACACCTACCGCAAATCAGTTGCTGCAGACACACATTAACTTGGTGAAGAAAATTCAGAAGTTTCTTCCTATCAGTGATGTTGTGCTTGAGGTTAATAAATTTGCGTTTATGCAGTTGGATAATCCTAACATTCAGAAATGGCAATATCAGCAAGGACCGCTCTATCAAAAAGCAAACCTTGAAGAAGCCGTCTCTGAAATGCAGGAGCACCATTGCCTGTTTTGCAAAAAGCCGATTGACCATTACCACCATGTAGTGCCGCAACACAAAAACGGCAGTAACACGATTGGTAATATTGTTGGCTTATGCACAAAACACCATGACCTCGTACACAAAGAAGCCGCATGGCAAGAAAAGCTTGCCAAAAAGAAAACCGGACTCAATAAAAAGTACGGTGCTTTGAGTGTGCTGAACCAAATCATCCCTGCACTGACAAAAGAGTTGAGTTCTCTTTTCCCGAAGCATTTCTTTGCGACCAATGGCAAAAGTACCTACGACTATCGTGCAGCGCATGGCGTTAGCAAAGACCACTGGCTCGATGCCTATTGTATTGCTTGCTCCGTTTTGGCTGACGATGTTTGCGACAACAATATAAACAGCCATGTGCCATACGAATTAAAGCAGTTCCGCCGTCATGATAGAAGAGCACTGCACAAAGAAAATATGAGCCGCGTGTTCACGCTCAATGGCAAGTCAGTTGCTACAAATCGGCATAAAGCTACTGAGCAGACGACTGACAGTTTGGAAGAGTTCCGTCAATGCCAACCAGATGATGTTTGCAAACTCAAGGTAAAGGAGCATTATCCGGAATATCGAAATCCAAAACGCAACTTTCCCGGCTGTGTGTTCCTCGTTGGTAAGCACACTCATGTGATGCAAGGAACCAGCGGCTCACATAACGGTAAAGCGGATGGATATTACGACACAAACGGCAATTCGTATTCATCTGGTGAATGTAAGTTTGTTGCCAAAAACGAAGGGATTGTTTTTGCATAAATTAGTAGACCACCTATTTCCGTAAGGAATCCCACCAAAAATAATAAATACCCCTAATACAAAAAAGGAGAATATTATGAAAATCCAAAAAATCAACACAGGCATCCTTATCACCAAAACCGCGAAGCAGCCGAGCGCGAAAATCGAGTTTTCTCTGGATGAACTCGATGCGCTTTCGGAGTTCTGCGAGAGGTTGCAGGACGAAAAAGATATCAGAGAATACCTCAACACTGCGGTGACTATTCCGGATTCTGCCGAGGTATCGGCTCCCATTGCCGCCAAGTATCTGCGCGATGCAGCCCTCTTTGAGCAGCTGGTGGACGAAACCAGACGGAATCAGGAAGAGAACCAGAGCGATTTCCTCACTGCAGTCAGCGATGCAGTTTCTTCCATCGAGAAAAGCCGCGATGTCAAAGAATGGCATGGTTTGACAAAGGATATCGCAGAGCGTTTCGCTCGTGAATTCATGGCAGAACGGAATCCCGGTCGTTGGTCGGGGTTTGGTGAGGTCCCTGAAAGTGTCAGCCTTGACCCACTCAATTTTCCCATCAACGACATTTATCCAAAAGGCAACAAACCCGCCCTTCGTATGCAGCTTATCAGTGTGACCTATCCCAGCCTTCACAGAGTTTGTGAGTGCAGCATTATCGAGGATGGCGTTGACCTGTGGGCCCGCCGTACGCTGGATTCTATGACTGCCGGAACTGTCGAGGACCTGGTTGAGACTGTTCTGTATGTGGCACGCATGTACGAGAGAAGCAAGTGCTTTGAACGCATCTATGTAAACCGCATCCAGATGGAGAAATCGGAATACGATGCTATTCTCCGCCATCTCAATGACCCTGACAGCATCGACGACGAGTATCGAATCAGTGATGTCGTCTTTGCCGCAGATAATACTACGGTTTCCGTACTTTGGGAAGGAAACAGCAAAGATGGTGTTTCTGGTACGGTAACGCTTGCCGTGAACGGTAAAACGGTATATGCAACAAAGAGTACCAAGGTATTCTGCAATCATTGGGTCATCCCATACAACGGTGCCGAATACCATGTTCTTGTCGATGTACTTCCAAAGAAAACCGTTCTGGAAGAAACTATATATGTCAGCAAACCGTACGCTGAGCGCATCAAGAAGTACCTTCGCGGCGCGGAAGCGCAAGGCGATGGTTCTTCGCTGAGCAAGACTGCGAAATTCTCCGACGGGTTTGAAATGGACATCCGCTGCTGCGGCGGCAAGGACGATTCTTGGACTGAGGCTATCCTGTACGATGATACCGGCAGGGAAGTTGCCGTCACTGAACCCTGCGATGGATTTACCGGCTGCTGGGAATTGAAGGACGAAGACGCCAACACGGTATATCGCGCCCATGTCATGACGAAATCGAACCTCAACTAACCAATAGCATTTAGCCGTCTGCCTTCGGGTAGGCGGCATTTTATTGCTTGCCATGCTGTGCGAACGGCATAGAATAGATATTGTACGATAGATACCATCTACCAAGGCGCATTCCTGCGTTCGTACAATTCATAATCTGCAAGCATTCAGGCAGACTCATCTCCGGGTGAGTCTGCCTTTTTGTTTTTGCAAACCGAGAAAGGAAAATGTCATATGACTATCAGCAAAATTACCAAAAAGAATTTCAGTATCTTTCTCAAAACCGGAGTTCAGATTATTGATGGCGACATCATTTCTGACTCTGGAAAGAACAAAGGGCTTTATCATTTTGTGAAAATACCCATCAGTGAAAAGGTATGCGCTTTGTACGGGCAGAAGTTCCGGCACAACGAACTGCTAAATTACCGGAAGGAGCTCATTTACTTTGGCCTTGTTTCTAAGGAAGGTGACGTAGCCTTCTATTCGTGTAATTACGCCAACCTGTTCCTGGATTATTATTCCGGGAGCGCAGACAAGGAAACTTATCTGAAAATGGCTGAGTTGATGTACAAAAAGCTGTGCGAAATGAACCCTGAAACGGAAGCGGAAACGCACAACCCTTACTATATTGCCATCGCGCAAAAGATTGCTTTTCAGCGGGCTGTCTGCGGGGATAGCAACTATAAGAACGCTCTGACATATCTGGCAGAGGTTGCTCAGGCACCTCTGCCGCGAGCATATGATAATCAGCCTAGCTTCGACCTTTTCATTCGTTATCTGGAATCTCCTGAAGACTGGGCAGATTATGCTATCGATACGATTGACAAGTTCTATGTCGATGGCAAATATCCAGCATTCAGCGCAAGCGTAGGCCGAGATGCTGTAAGTGTTGAACGCATGGCACAGCGGTACATTGCCAAATACAATGAACCTGGAAGCAAAGAGAACGCTTACAAGAAAATGTTCTCTGCTTTTGGTGACGCGCTAACCGTGCGTTTGAAACTCGAAATTGACGGCGACGTGAAGAAAATTCTGTATCCGGCAACTGAAATTGCCTGTCCGCAGACAGTTGAGAAGGATTCCGTGCCTACGGAATATATTTATTCTCTGCGTATGCGGAAAGAAGTAGAGAATTTCCTTGCAAAACATGGTTTGTCGAATGACAAGATTCCCATTGGTTGTGTCAAAGCAATCTATTATGGGAACCAGACGTTCTGGAATGAAAAATAACAAAAAAAGCAACAGAAAAGGAGTTCACCATGAACAACATCACTATCAAAGATTTTAAAAATCTTCTCAAAACCGGTGCTTCAAAATTTGAAGGAATCGTTGTCTCGGAAGGAAAAATCAGTAAAGGCCCCTATACATTCTTTATTACTCCGCTAACGAAGGGTGAACACAAGGTAGATGTGTTGAGCTGTCAATACAAGTCTACGCCGGGCACGCAAAAAACCTATCTGGGATTTGTTGTGGATTCTTCTGATGTTCATTTCTACAGCAAAGTTTTTTCCAATATGTTTTTCGATAAGGGTTGTGACGACACCGATGCAATTCGTGCGATGGGGAAATCGCTCTACGATGAGCTTGTCAAAATGAATCCAGTGGCTAAAGAAGATGTGTCCTGCCGTTACGAAGGAAATAAAATCGCCTTCTGTCGTGCAGTCAAGGGCAATCCAGATTATGACAATCCCTATGAAGTGTACGGCCTCATCGTTTGCTTCATATTTAGAAGTATTCAACCATGGTACTCAAAATACAACAAGTTCTTGGTAGACTATCTTGCCAACCCTACCGGATGGGCAGAACGCTCAATTCATGAGGCTGATAAGCAGCTGCCAAGCATTGGAATCAACCCTTTCAGTTCTTCCATGGGTGCGGATATTTTGAATTCCGAAAGACTTGCACAGAAGCTGGTTGCTTCTTATGGCGTACCCGGAACAAAAGAAGAATACTACAAGAATCTGTATCGTTCCGTTTCTGGTCACGATTATGTTCAGCTTCTTATTGAAATTGACGGAGACACAATTTCTCTGGAATATCCGGTAGAAAGTGACTTGACCAGCCATACACTTGTCATCGAAGAGGCGCTCCGCACCCTTGTGGCTAAGAAGCGTCCTTCTAAGAAGCAGAAGGTCGAGAACTTCTTTGCAAAACACAATATCGAGTTCGCAACCCGTATTCCGGTGAAATATATCCGAGAAATCTATACTTCGGATATGAAGAATGTGCTCTGGAAAAATCCGAAATTCGAGGGCTTAACGAAGTAAGTATTTAGGAGGAAAAATATCATGGCAAACAATATCAACCGCGAGGGATTCAAAAGGTTCCTCGAGCTCGGCGCTCCTTCGTTCGAAGGCAATATCATTCTTGATTCCGGTGAGTTGTCCGAGTATTACTACCGTTTTATGCGCATACCGCTCGCCTATGGTGAGCACACGGTAGATAAGGTAGCCGACAAACTATCTTGCTAATTCGTGCGAACAGCATAGAATAGATATTGTACGATAGATACCATCTACTCAGGCGCATTCCTGCGTTCGTACAATTCACAAACTGCAAGCATTCAGGCAGACTCATCTTCGGGTGAGCCTGCCTTTTTTGTTTGTGAACGACAAAAACGACAAAAAGGAGCTTTATATGAAAACATTTATTCTCGAAAACATCTACATGAGCGATATGTCCGCCCCGTCCGTTTATTCTACCGACCGGTTCCCCACATTTGAATCGGGCATGGAAGAAGCTTACAAGCAGTTCAAGGAAGAAGCAAAAACTTATCGCAAATCCTACGGAGCTGATAACATCACCACCGAGGAATGCCATCGCGACCTCTACATCAAAGGTCCCGATTTCACGGATTGGTGGACGGTTGTTGAGGTCCCGACTACCGAGGAGGAGAACAAATGAGCACACCAAGCTTTATCGGAGTTCTTTGCAAAGAAGGAATCATCAAGTTCGTTTATTGCCATTCTGATGGCTACCCGTCTTATCTTGGCAAGATGCTTCTTGAGCATTACAACACCCAGGAACTTGCAACAGCACTCGTTGACCTTGGAAGCCTTTCGATGGTTCGCGAGCGTCTTGCCCCGGACGAGGGAGAAACGCACAGATTTGATACACCTGTTCGTCACGGTCCTAAAGGCGGCGTAACAACTGCCTACCATCGGGACAGAGGCGATGACTTGGAAATCGACAGCGAAGTAGTCGATACTCCTGTTGTTCTGAAAAACGCTGAAACTCTGTTCCTGAACATCCTCAAAGAGGAAAACATCACCTATGGTTATCTGTACAATGTTGCAGATAACCTCTGGTATGCCACTGATACGGTTCAAGACAACAGATTCTTCGTTCTGGACGAGAACTACATTAACGCTCATACATAAGGAGGTTTATTATGACCGATAACATCATTACGGTTCGTCTGTTCATCGACATGGACGGCACACTCGCAGCGTGGCAGCAAGCCTCGTGTTTTGAAGATTTACTGCAGGAGAACTATTTCCGGGACCTGCCTCCGTATCAGACAGTGGTGGATGCCGTAAGAATCCTCTGCAACGCGCATCCTGAGCTCGATATCTATGCGCTTTCCGCATTCATGCCGGAGAACCCTGCTGCGGTAGGGGAGAAATCCGGATGGCTGGATGTGTATGTGCCGGAAATCGACGCTGCGCACAGGATTTTCGTTCCTTGCGGGAATAGCAAGGCTGCAGCAGCTGCCAATCGTCTGAAAATGCCGTGCATTGATAAGTCTTTCGTTCTTCTGGACGACTACTCCGTCAATCTGCATGACTGGAAGGAAAAAGGCGGCAGCGGCATTAAACTGCGCAACGGTATCAATGGCAGCATCGGGACCTGGAAGGGCCCTTCCGTGAGCCGGTTCAACACCCCTGAAACACTCGCAACGCTCATCTGCCAAGCGGCAAAAATCAGAGCAAACGCCTGAGGCGAAAGGAGAAATAATCATGTTCCCGACTAAAGAAACTATCGAAATGCTTCGCACCGAATATCCCGATGGCACCCGCATCCGCCTTGTCAAAATGGATGATGTACAAGCTCCGCCCATTGGCACGGAGGGTACGGTTGTCGGTGTTGACGGCATTGGCAGTCTCATCATGCATTGGGACAACGGTTCCAGACTGCATGTCGTGTACGGAGAGGATGAGGTAGTGAAAATCTGATTCCTGCCTTGCAGCACAAAAGGAGAAAAGAAATGAGTAAACTGACCAACACTATTCGCACCGAAGTTGACGAGGACTATTTCATGGATATAGCGGATTTTCGTGATTACGCCCGCAGCATGATGTTTCCTGACCCTGTTGGCATTGCCATGAGCGATGAGCTCAACGACATGGTCACCGAGGCCGTAAATAACGGCAAAACGACTCTGGAAGATGCCTTCAAGAAACTGGTCAAACGCGACAGCAAAGGTCGTATCGACTACTCTTACAGTGATGGATTTGACGGTTTTCGATATGGTCAGGAGCTTTTGTGCTTCTGCGATACCGAAACCGCCGCCCAGCGCCTTGGCATCTGACACCAATACCATAAACCCGAAACCCGTCAAACAAAAAGGAGTTCCATACCATGAGTTACGGTTTTGACATGGGCTTTGCGCAGGCGAACAGTTTGCAGGAAGCCATGGCGATTGCGCTGGAATATACGCAATCTCAGATGACCGAAAAGAATATCAGGAAAACCATCAGAGATAATCTGTATTATATTCCTTCGGTTCGTACCGGATACATTGCGGATGAGGAGAGCAAAAACCGCAGAGCCGATACGCTGGCGGATACCGCTGACAGGTATTGGCTTGAGGCATTGTTTACCTTCCGTTTTCTGTATTGGGAAGAATACAAGCTGCTCGGTATCGTCATGATGCCGCCTGAAAGCGCAAGCGAGAAATGGCCGCTGAGTGTATATTTCCAGAATTCCTGCGACCAGGATTATCCGCTTTCTGACTGGAAGGAAGGCAATATCCCGTTCTTTGCGAACGCCGCCGCAAAAGCCGAAAACTATACAGCGGAAGAAATTCGCGCAAAGGTTGACTACGAAATCGAAGATGAGAACCTCGAATATTATCGGCGCAGCACCTGCTACAACGATATTTTCGAAGCGCTCGCCCTCGAGCCGTGGCTGTACAACCATTGCACGGATGTGCCGTTCGTAACTTTCGCTTTTCAGGGGATTCAGAACGAAGCAGAGCGATACCGGTATCTGCAATGGCTGAAAGCCGAAATCCAATAGCTGGTACTTGCCCCGATGTGCGAACCGCATAAAATAGTAATTGTACGATAGATACCATCTAAAACACAATTCGTGTTCGTACAATTCACAATCTGCAAACAAGCGGACTTCCCAAATTCCGGGAGGCCCGCTTTTTGTTTTACGACGAAAGGAGTTTTTATGAGCAAGCAAAAAGCACCGGTTTCGCCGGTCATAGAGTTCATCAAGGTTTTCTATGAGATGAGCGCCCGATACGGTCGCAGCGAAATCTGGTATGACTACATTGATATGCATGCCATTGCACTTGCGAATACCTGTGATTTGCGGTGCAGAGACACAAGAGAAGAACGGTACAAAGCCATCGTCCAAAAATACGATGAGAAGACCGTACAGCAGTTTGCGGTGCTTACCGCCATCACAATGACCGCGCTCTTGGAAAACCCTGAGCAGGATTTTCTTGGCACCGTTTACCATAATCTCGGATTAAGCAAAAGCCAAGCAGGGCAGTTTTTCACGCCGTACAATGTCGGACAGATGATGGCACGCATAAACATGCCGGATTCTCTTGTTCTGGACAAGTCCCGTATCCTGCGGGTGAACGACCCGTGCTGTGGTGCCGGATGCCTGCTTCTGGCGGGGTACAATGTGATGCGCGAGCAGTTGGAATCCACTGACCCGGACTGGGACAAGTATGTTCTGTTTGTGGCACAAGACATTGACCCTCTGGCCTGCAAGATGTGCTACATCCAGATGTGCTGTATTGGCGTTCCGGGAGTTGTCGTAGTAGGCAACTCTCTGTTCCCAGACGCAGAGCGGGCACCGACAGATTTTTGGTTCACGCACAAGTATTTTGCTTTGGACGAGAAAGCCCTTGAAAATACATACCAACAAACAAAGGAGTGATACGAAATGCATATGGTCACCGAAACCTACCAGCTTCGCGATGGTGAGAAGCTGACTGAATTTTACAATGGCATCGACTGGAAGCCGCTGTTTGAGTTTGTCCGCCGCTATTACGGCATCGGCGTGGAACAGATGCCTACAACATGTCTCAAACCCAACGGTCGTATCGAGGTGAATTGGCCGGAGAATCTGCGCGATAAGTGTGGTCTTTTCTGCCATACGTACCGCGAAGTATATCTGCAGACATTCTCGTCCTGCTGCTTCCACGACATCACCTACGACAAGGACATTGTCGATAAGTACCTCGCTCGTCCGGACTTTTATCGTTTGAATATTTCTTTGGAAAACGACTGCAACGGCACTTCTTCGGATGCTTATTTGCAGCTGACATTTTCGCTGAAACACATCGGATTTTCCGAAGGGTACAACTTCGCAAGCTTGTTCAGTGCTGAATACCGTAAAGATACAGGCTGGTTCGTTGTATCCGGAGAAGGCGAAGTCCTCATGGGAGCGAAGAAATAAAAAGTCGCCGCTCATCTTCGGATGGGCGGCATTTTTTACTTGCTAAAATGTGCGAACCGCCTAGAATGGTATTCGTACGATAGATACCATCTACTCAAGCACTTTTTGTGTTCGTACAATTCACAATCTGCAAATTAGCGGACTTCCCGAATTTTGGGAGGCCCGCCTTTTTGTTTGCAAACAAAAGGAGTAAAGAATTATGACCAAAATAACTACCCAAGCCGATGCACCGGTTCGGAAATGCACAAATGATGTGCTGTCCGTACCCCGCGAAAGATTCCTCGATATTGCTTCCAAACTCGACAGCCTGGCTTTCGATGACGACCCCTATGAGTACCACGACAACGAAGGCGTGGAAAGCATCTCTGACATCGCAGACAATCTTCTGAACCCCACTTATCGCAAGGCGATTATCAAGGCTTTGCAGGATAAGCAGGAATACTACGCCGAGGATGAATTTGATGATGCTCATATCGCAGAGAGAGCCACGGACATTCTTGACAACCTTGCTGAAATCTTCGGTTCCGACGAGCAGGAAGATTAAAAGTATTCTCAAACGCATTGCGTGTATATGATGCAATATGGTATAATAAAAACAGAGGTGATACCGTGAAAACATACACTCTTATCGGCGGCGTAAATGGTGCGGGGAAATCCAGCTTGACTGGTTCTTTGCGTTCTGAGCGCAGCGACCTTGGTATTGTGGTAGACCCTGATAAGCTGACCGTTCAATGCGGCGGCGACGAGTACGAGGGCGGCAAGCTTGCCGTCAAACATATCGAGCAAGCCTTAGAGGACGGCGTGAATTTTACGCAGGAGACAACTCTTTCTGGGGGATATCCGAAACGCCTCTGCAAACGCGCAAAGGAGGCCGGATACTATATTCGCCTGTACTATGTCGGTTTGGACACTGCCGAGGAAAGTATTCGGCGAATTCAAAACCGCGTAGAACGCGGTGGGCACGACATTCCTACCAAGGATGTAAAGGCTCGATTCTCTCATCGTTTCGAAGATGTCCTGAAAATTCTTCCGTATTGCGATGAAGCCAAGTTTTTCGACAATGACAACGGATTTGTTCTCGTGGCGGAATACCGTAACGGGCAGATTCTTCCCGTTGGAACGTATCGCCCCATGTGGCTCAGCCACCTCATGGAGCAATTTGATTGACATTTTCCCCGCTCATCTTTGGATGGGCGGCATTTTTTTACTTGCCAAAGTGTGCGAACCGCCTAGAATGGTATTTGTACGATAGATACCATCTACTAAGGCACTTTTTTGTGTTCGTACAAAAATTCATAATTTCGCTGAGGCGGACTTTCCGAAAAATCGGGAGGCCCGCCTTTTTGCGTAGAAGGGAGTATTTATATGGCAACCAGAAAAATATTATTCCGTGGTCAGACTCGGCACAAAGGGGAGAAGACCTCCATATCCGGTAAGCCTCTGCCCGGCATCTGGGTCACAGGCGGCATCTTTCCTCAGAACAAAGGCTATGAACGCGCCATCATCTATACCCAAGACCCGAAGGTTGAGAAGCATGTTGTATATGCTGAAACAGTAGGGCAATACACGGGAGTTGATGATGTGTTGGAGACCCCCGTCTTTGAGGACGACATCATCACCTTTTGGCAGAGGACCGACACGAAACACATGCAGCGTTACAAGGGTATTGTGAAGTACGACGAGGCGCTGACAAGCTTTACGGTTGTTTCCTGTGAGCCCAACCGTCTTAGTGACCCCGTTTTCCTTTGGGATTGCTCCGATATTCATGTGGTTGGAAACACTTTCGACGGTGAGCTCAGCAAGCGTGAGCAGGAAGTGACGTGTACTTACACCAAATGCCTTGCATTGGCGAAGGACATTGATACGCTTCAACTTTGCTACGGTCCTCGTTTTAACGCTCTGAAGGTTGACAGCCTCTGGAACAAAGCTTTTGAGCTGATGGATGATGTGACCCGCTCTGAAATCATCGAAGACTTGAAGTTCTTCCAAAAGGCGTGGCGTGGATATGAGGAAAGGCCGGTAAAGGATGCGCAGAAAATCCTCGACGGTATCTCCGCACTGTTCGGTGAGGAGGTGGCGTCCAAATGACTTCTGAGCACGATTACCGCAATGCTGTTCGCTATCTGCAAAACCTTCTGAACGGCGGACTCATGGGCGCAAGGGGAACATCTCCTCTGATGACAGCTATCGAAGCCTGCGAACTGCAGATTCCAAAACATCCCATCTCTAAAAGCTGGTCGCCGAATCTCTGCCCGCATTGCAATGCTGACCTTGGCGGAGACTGCAACGACGGCTACTACGAGAACCCTCACTATGACCGCTGCCCTGTCTGTGGTCAGCGGCTTGATTATAGTGAGTAAAGGAGCGTGAAATATCATGATGCAGCAAGAGTTTGAGAAGCTTACGAAGGTAAAAGTCACCTCGGAGGAATACAACGTCATTGAAGCCGCATACATGGCTTGTCAAGAAGACAAGCAGGTTTTCTGCAAGCAGTGGCTCAAAAAAGACGGTATCCGGAATCTGTTGAAGGACCGGCTTGCGGAAATCAAAAGTCTGAACAGTACCATCAAGGAACTGGAAAAGAAAATCGATACCCTCGAGGACTGGAAACCATCCATCAAGTACGGCACCCATTATTCCGACACTTCCTATCGCAGTCTTTCCGCCGCCTGTGAACGAAACGGAAAAAACCTGTTCGCGGTGCAGTCAGACGCTGAGGTTTTCATTGCCGCCCGCTTCGGCTTCAACGCCTCAAAACTTGTCATCATCCCGGATGTAGAGACCTATGAGTCGAACCGATACGGAAATGTCCGGCTTGCAAAAGCCGAAATTAGAAAACCTCTGTACATCAGTGAAAGCTTCAACTATGCACGCTTCGATGTGCTTTGCAAAGGCGGACACATGCAGTGGGAACTGGTTGACGGCAAGCTGTGCGACTACGAAAGTCCCAATATCTAATCTGCGGGGAGCAATCGTTTCCCGTGCTTAACAACGCGCAGACCCCAATGCTGTCTGCGCACAATTTTCCAAAACCATATCAAAAAGGAGCGTATTTTTATGACCTTACCGACCAATCATCCGTATTTTTTTACTTGCCCCTCGTGTGGCTGCAAGCTGATTTCCGTATCCAGCGGTGTGAGGGCTAAGCCGCATTGCCCGGAATGTGACTACTTTGCCGATGACGCATTCGTGGTCAAGGACCGCGTCGTGAACGAGGCCATGAATGTCATCGCCGACAACGCGGAACTGGCTGAAAATTTTGCCGAGACCGTCAAAAACGAAATTGCAAGCGATGATGATGCCTATGCACACATCGGGTTTCACCTGGCAAACGATATCCGGAATCAGAGTCCCGCATCTGAAGTGCTCTTGACCCTTTGCGGCTGGAACATCAACACGCTGCTCGATAAGACTCCGCCTATCGCCATCAGAGAATAACAAAAAGGAGAACAACAAAAATGTTTGATAATATCAACCTTTCCAACGCTTTGGCGTTGATTGACAAGCCCGTATGGGTCATCACAGAGGTTCGCGGCCGTAACAAGAACAACCGCACCTATTCCAAGTCCCGCAGCAAAAATGTGATTTATCCCGCCACTATCACAAATGTGCAGGTGTGGCGCGGGTATTCTCACAGCAAAGGGGATACCGGTTGCCCGAAATGTACCGTCACCGTCGATATCGCCACGAAGGACGATACCGGCGCAGAAATTTACTTCGACCTTCCGAATGAGTTGCTGAATGTCACGGTGTTTGAAAGCAAGGAGGATGCCGAGAAGGAACTCGCATACCTCAATTCCAACAAAAACACCATGACCTATTCCGAGCAGCGTCAACGTGAGGATAAAAACAACGCAAAGGTGTTCGGAATCGCATGAGTTGGAGAGAAAATCGCTTTTCTCCCTTGCCTATTTATGCGAACCGAATAGAATAAGAATTGTACGATAGATACCATTCATAAAAGGCATTCTGTGCTCGTACAATTCACAATTTCGCTTTAAGGCGGACTTCTCATCGCGAGAGGCCCGCCTTTTTGTTTTAATTTTCAAAAAGGAGTGTTTATTATGACCGAAAACGAAAAAGCAAGAGAGCTCATAGCTACCTCTGAAACGACCGTGAAGGTTGACCCCCAGAATGGCTGGTATCTCAAGCGGTTTGCCGCCCTGCAGTTTGAGGGCTCCGTGGACAATTTCGGCACAAATATGCCGATTCATGTCCTTGAACAGCAACTTCCGAAAGAGGATACCGTGAAGTTGGATGACGCTGTCATTGAAGGTCAAGAAATCGATTACAGCAGGTTTTATGACGAAAAGGGTAATGAATATTCGTCAGTTAGTGAACTTGTGCAGACACGGCTCAGCCTTGACGATGACGATGCCATTCAGGAATACAACAAGGAAAATCCTGGCTTGCCGTACATCCCGTATGAAAAGCTGCGGGACATGGATAAGAAGGATATTCCGGAAATGTTGTCGTCCGTCGTTGATGAAGCCGACTATGTGGATGCATACAAGGAAGTGACCCATGTCGCATCCTACCATGTGGAGGTCACTCCTATGAGCAACAACTATGAAACAATGGGATTCGCGTTCACTCATCAGGGACTCAAAGAGTACGAAAAGTCTATTGACAACCATATTTTCTATCCTTGCCGCTGTTACGCACATGCAGGGGAGAAATTTGGCCGAGAAGCGGGTGACTTCTATCCTATCATGGAATTCCTGCACAGCGCCGGTGAACAGCTTCTGGTTGATGACCTTAAGCGGTTCGATGTCAAGGTGATGGAACTCGCTACTGCGGAAGAGGTGGAAAATCTTTATCGAACCGTTCCCAATGAGCCGCATCAGGCCGCTTATATCAAGGTCATGGATAGAAAAACGGATACGGTATATAGCCGCATCTATGTTTTCTGTGCAGGCCAAGAAGAGAAGTGCCTCAACGGCGATATTTATCTGAGCAATAAGCAGCATTATGTCTTGGTCAAAAAGGGTGACGATACCTATAAGGTTCCTTATCCGTTTAACTGTGATAAGACAGTTGAAGCCCTGAATAAGAAGTCCGAAAAGGAAGAGACACTGACCGCAGCACAGCGGCTGTTCTTCTGGACAGAATACAAGAAAACCATCAAGTTGGATTGAAGCAAACAAGCCAAGAAATTGCAACCCATATGGTTGCGTCAGATTGAAAATAAGGAGAAATGAATTATGGAAAGTTTTAATGTTGTAGTTACCGTATCCACCACTGTTTGCATCGACGCCGAGAACCCTGATGATGCCATCGAAAAGGTAAGTCAGGCGTTGAATAATGGTGACGCAAACATGAGCGCTGATGTTGCCAGTAACATTGGCTATTCCATGCGAAACGGTCATTATGAGGTGACGAATGCCATCCCGATGGATGAGGACTACGATGAGGGCTCTGGCAATGAAGAAGACGATGAGTCCGAAGAATGGGAGCAGCACAACCGCCGCGAGGGCGATTTTTATCCCATCATGGAATTCCTGCACAGCGCTGGTGAACAGCTTCTGCGCGAGGATATCAGACGGTATGACATTAAGCCCGCCGTTATCAGAACGAAGGAGGAGATGCACGAATTCTACCGCACGCAGCCTGATGAGATGATTCTGGCCGCATTGGTGGAAGTCGATGACAAGGTAACCGGAAAACGTTATTGCAGTATTCGCGTATGGTGTTCCGGGCACGAGGTTAAGACACGGTCTATGGGTTCCTACTATGTCCTGAACAAGCACTATCTGACAGTCAATAAGGATGACATGGTTGCAACATACCCGTATCCGTTCTCTTGTGATGATGGTGCCAACACGCTGTTGGAAGCCAAAGACACGGATATCCTGACACCCGTGGAGCGCCTTTTCCTCTGGACCGAATACAAGAATCCGAATTCCATTGATACCAAGAAAAAATAAGGAGAGTTTACCATGAATACCTACAATGTTGTCATTTCTGTTTCCATCACTGTTTGCATCGACGCCGAGAACCATGATGATGCTATCGAAAAGGTAAGTCAGGCGTTGAATAGCGGTGATGCAAACATGAGCGCTGATGTTGCCAGTAACATTGGCTATTCCATGCGAAACGGCCACTATAAGGTGACGGATGCCATCCCGATGGATGAGTGAGGATGTTGAACTATGACTGAGATAGCATTTTTGGTGAAACCCGACTCTGAGATGTACCGCAAGTACTTCAAACAAAAGAACGAGCTGGACAAATTTGTCAGGTTCGCATCCTCGTTCATCGACAAATACTTCGTATCGCGTAACAAGGACTTCGATTACAGCTTTTCCACGAACATGCGCCTTACCGTGAAACTTCCGCCGAATGACGAAGAATGGTTTGGCGCACAGCTCATGAAGGAAAAGTCGGAGAGTGGGTTATGCGTGTTCAAGAAGAACTCGCCCATGAATAAGCGCTGGCACGAGGAAGTTACATCGCATATCGACCCCTATTCTCTGACGGCGAGCAAATGGTGGTTCATGGATTTTCCGTATTGCGGGAAATGCCAAATCGCCATGTGGGATGACGGCTGCGGTAATGTTTACGGGTATTATTCCACCCAGGCTGCACATCACAACTCCGGAAAATTGCCCGATTATGTGCAACCCATCAAGATGAGCGAGTATTACATTGCTCAGGAGCGCTGCAAGGAACTCGATTCTCTTTTGTCAGAGGCTGTGGACAAGGGGAGCCGCGCATCTCATATCGGCTCCTATAAAGCAACCTTCAAAAAGACCAGCGATGGTTCGGACGGTACAGGCTTTGAGGATAGTACCAGCGTATGTTTCTCGGTTGAGCATTGTGCAATGCCGTCTAATACGCGAACCGCTATCGTTGGCCTTCTTCACGATTATTGCTTGAAAAATCAGCGGTCTCTTGATGACCTTACCGAGTTCGAGTACCTCGGACCTGCCGAGAAAGCCGACAGCCCCGCCTAAATCACAATTTTACGCATAAAAAATCAATAAGGAGTGCAAATCATGACTCGTTTTTACATTGAAGGCGCTGAAGAATTCGACCGTGCATGTCGGTTACTGGACAAGCGCGATGTTCCTTACGACATCGATGGCGGTGACCGTATCATGGTCGAGGATTGCTACGCCACTCAGGTCATTGGCGTGTTCGAGTTGTTCGACATCGACTACGAGGAGGTATGAGCATGCTGCGACTTAACAAAATCAGTCCCAAAAAGCCTTGTCCGTTTTGTGGTGCCTTCCTTGAAAACGAAGCACCCAGCACTATCTGGTGCCATCCGCAAAACAGTTGCTTGCTGAGCCTCCGTGGCATTACCGGAGACGACCAAATTGCTCAGTGGGATACGCGCTTCGATGCAAAGGGAAAGAAGGTGCTTGACGATGCTGAATGAGCTTTTTGCCCGCGAAATCCTTGAAACGAGCATTGCGCTTGGCATCCTCCAAGAGATAAACGGCGGCGTCGTTATTTACCATGAAGCAAGCAAAGAAGACCCCGAAAATCTTCCTGCCGGGTGGTATATCGACGACAAGAATTATACCGCGTTTTCGATTGCCACTGACCCGGAAGCTATAAGAGAACTCAAGCCGTGTCTGGTTGAGGCTGGATATCAGTATGAGGAAAGGGAAGCGTTTTGGGTGAATATCCTTGGTAACACGGCTCCCAAACTTCGCTTGCCGATAAAAGTATCGCAATTCTAAAAGGAGAACTATCATGACCGATAAGAGCATTTTTACCGCGACCCGTATTCGCGGAGAGGAAAAGGAATTTCTCGGCAGTGTCCTGCTCAGTTCTGAAACGGATACCGCTTCCGAGTTTTTCCGCAACATCATCAAGAAGGATGACAAGGATGTCGAGGTTCAGAAGACCGAAACCGGCTATGTCTTGACCGACAAAGCCGACCGCGACACCTGCTACATCCTGACCCGTACGCAGCTTGACGATGCTTTCTGGAACAGCTGCACAGCTGATAAGAAGCATTGACGCTTTTCCCGTCCACCGTTTGGTGGGCGGGATTTTTTTTGTTGTCGCTGGAAAAGTTTGCAGCACGAACAATAAAGATTTCGATTTTTTGCCAAATTACATTTTCGGTGTTGACCTTGCTTGCGAGCGGCGTAGAATAAAGATTGTACGATAGATACCATTTATGAAGCGCTATTTGCGTTTGTACAATTTACAATTCTGCATTCATTTAGAGCAGACTGCCTTTTCAGGTAGCCTGCTTTTTGTTTGTATATGTGAATTAAAAATTTGGGTATCACTTGTCAAGAATTTCTTCCTGACACGCCAGTTTCTCGCGTAGTGGAAACACTTTGATGAAAATCTGATGGTCCGTTAAGCCATCAGACCCCATGTCCAAAAATGGATATGGGTGCCGCTTTTATCGCTATAAGCTTCGGCTAAGGCGACGGTAGATGGGAGACTACTATGTCTTTCTCTATTAACATTCCCGGCTATAACCGTGCTATCAATGTGGAGAACGAAAAAGACATCTTCGGAAACGAGACTTACTCATCGATGGTAAGAACTCCTTTCGGCGAGATTGTTTGTATTCGTACATACATTGATGAATACGATTACAGCGACCTTCATCATAATCTCGTATGGAACACTCGCATCTTTATGTGGGGCTCCATTCGTGATGACAGTGACAGGGCGTTCTGCCCTGGACCTGATGAAGGAGTTCTCGCCCGCCCTCGTAGCGTGAGCGAAGCCCTGGGAGCCCATATTCACGCCGTTTCTTGCCTGTGTGGTTGCGATGTTTCCGTCACGGAAGCGTTTGAACTGCATGGGGAAGAAATAGTGGAGAGGGAATAAGGGCAAAGAGGCTGCTGCACTTGGATTTTTCCTTGTGCAACAGTCTTTTTTTGTTGACGTTCCTTGCGAACCGCATAGAATTGAAATTGTACGATAGATACCATCTACTAAGGCGCTATTCGCGCTCGTACAATTCACAATTCTGCATTCACTCAGGCAGACTTACCATTCGTGGTAGGTCTGCCTTTTTTGTTTGCAGACACTTTGAAAGGAAGAAATAGTATGTATAGTTTCAACTGCTTAATCAAAACCGATGCCAGCCTCGTTAAAGGTTCTCTTTCGGAAAGCCATGGCGAGACCGAACTTCTGGCGAACCTGTACGGAAAGATAATCTGCATTGAGGACGATGCGAACGGGATGAGCCCGACAGAAACCGTTCCGACGCCCGTGGATGTGTTCGATATCATCCTCGGTTATCGAGAAGCAAGCGAGCTCATTTCTTTTGCAGAAGACATGAAGAAACGAGCACTGCACGCGGCTCTTGAAACCGCCAGATACGCTCTGAAGAAGTGGGACAAGGACGGCATCAGCATTCAGAGTTCGTTGGAGAAGTGTTTCTGCACTATCCCGATGGGTTCCACGGAGGCGTACAACCTTTCGTGCGCTACCGACATCCTTTCCAACCACCCCTGTTCCGAAGCGTGCGAACTGTTCTATAACGGCATCGAATGGAAGTGCTATCCGGACGATACCGAACTGAACGATGTCATCGCGCATCCCGAACAGTACATTGTCATCCCTGTGCTGTTTTCCGACAAATGATTCTTGACCTGTGCGTCAAACAAAAAAGGAGAATGAAAATGAATACTAATTTTTTTGTTGCAGAAGATGAAGTGTTTAACCCCAATAAGGTTCTTACACGAAAGCAAATGGATGCCTTTATTGGAAACAGAGGCATCAAAAGTTACGCGGGTGTTTTAAAAAAAGATAACAAACTCTTTTACAACTTTATCCGCGTAAAAGTTGCCGAAGGGAAAAACTGTGTTGATGCGATTTATGCGCGAAAAGCAATCGTATCGAACGGATGCTTACGGAATGATTTTTTCTCTTTTGGAGAGTACAACTTCGTCGCATTTGTGACCAATGGGAAAATCTATTGCGACTTGAAGAACTTCTTCAACGAACGCTTCGGCATCGAATCCATGTCCTATGAGGATGTTGCGAATCAGATGCACGATGAAGTGGAGAACTATATCCGCAAAACGTTTACGGATTGCTACGTGGACACAGATATCAAAGAAACGGGCACAGCCGAAGCCAAATATGAATTTGTCTTTGGCAAAAAACGCCATATGTTTAACAACATTTCCTTTACGGCAAATCCTATCTCTTCCAGCGATGCCATTGTACTGTTTCTCGCCAATCAGAGTGAGTGGGCGAAAGAGTATGTAGAGAAGATGCTTGAAGAACATGAGTGGAGCTTAAAGCACATTCGCCGACAGGTATCCATCGAAAGATACAAAGAACAGAAACTTGCCGAATACAAGAAAGCTCCAAGCGAGGATTTGATTCAGGCAAAACTGTTTCACGATTCGGTTCCCAAGTCCGGTCAGGTAAAAGTAACCTTGGATATCGATGGAAAGCAGTTTGTCGGTAGTTTTGATTCCAAGTTCTTCGGCTATACGGGGGCTAATCTCGATGAAGCGATTCTTCCTGAGGCTGGTTTCAAGTATCCTGATTCTTTTGAAGGACATTATGAGTTCCTGAAAGACAACGGGATAAACATCGAGTGTAAAGACGGAATGTTCCCATTCACTTTCGTAAAAGAAATCGCTGCGTTCCGTGGCGACAAGATTTTCTGGAAGAGGGAGGCTTGACCTATGGCTATCAAAATCGGTCCTTGCCCTAAATGCGGCAACACTACATTCATCGCAACCGCGCATGTAACCCAAACTTGGCTGGTGGACGAAGACGGCGACTTTATCGAAGCCAAATCTGACTGCGATGAAGTAACCCATGCACCTGATGCCGAGGATTTGTTCACATGCTCCAAGTGCGGCGAAGAAGTAGCCGCAATCAACGTATAAAAAGCGTTTTCGCGAAAACTTTTTAAAAACCATTCGCTCGTATCATCGTCAAAATATCAGGGTGGGGTAACGGTTTGTTACCCCACTCAAATTTTAAAGGAGTGTTTATATATGAACCGCGTACCTGAGATTTTCCTGTCTGAAGTGTTTGGTGAACTCCGTATTATCGAGGAGAACAACAAGTTTTATTTCTGCGCTGTGGATGTCTGCAAGGCATTGGGGTATACGAACATAACCCGCGAGCTGAACATCCACTGCCGTCAGGACGGAATCAAGTCCGGTCACGTTGAGGTTGGCGGCATTCCCCGCATTGTCAAGTTTATCTCGGAAGGAAATGTATACCGCCTCATCTGCCGCTCCAATAAACCTGAGGCTGAACAGTTCGAGACGTGGGTTTTCGATGAGTTGCTGCCTACGATTCGTCAGACCGGCGGATATGTGAACGACCCTGTTGTTTTTGTGGACCAGTGGCTCCCTAATACGGATGCTAAAACCAAAGCTTTGCTTGTGACTTCTCTGGAAGCCGTCAAGAATCAGGACAAGGTCATCGGTGTACAGCAGGAAAGCGTTGACTTTCACCGCGCTGTCAGCGCCTCAGTCAACAGCGTGGACTTTGGCGAGTTTGCGAAATGCCTTGCCAACGACCACATCAACATCGGTCGAAATCGCCTGATGGCTTGGCTGCGTAAAGAGAAGTACATTGACGCCTCGAATATCGCCTACCAAAAGTACATCCAGCAGGGGATTTTTGAGGTCAAGGAAACGGTGTACTACATCGGCAAAGCATCCCATACCGCACGCAAGACACTGATTACCCCTAAGGGTCAGGTATACCTTGCTAAGAAGGTTTCCAGCGGCTACAAGGGCTAATAGCATTATACTGACCACTGAAAAGTAGTCGGTATTTTTATTGACACCACTTGCGAACCGCATAGAATTGAGATTGTACGATAGATACCATCTACAAAGGCGCTATTCGCGTTCGTACAATTCACAATTCTGTATTCACTAAGGCAGACTTACCATTCGTGGTAGGTCTGCCTTTTTTTGTTTACAGCAAAACAAGCACTTGGAGGTGCATTATGAAAAACAATGAAATACTCGTCCGCAAAGCTATCGAAGACAAAGAGCGTGAAGCAAACAGCTATGAAGACCAGGGGTGCTACAATGCAGCCTACTGCTATGGTTATGCTGCCGGTGCATCGGATGCGCTGTCTTCTTTGAAGCAGCCGGACCCGAAAGAACTCTATATCATCCTGTCGTACTACTCGAACGAGGACGATGGCGAGTTTGACCGCGTTGGCAGCTGCGACAAGGTTTATCCTACGCTCGAAGCCGCCAAAGCCGCTGCCGACAAACTCTTCAAAGAGGACAAGGAGAACCGTCCTGAGAACCTTGCCGTCGCCTACACCCTCGATGATTGCATCCGCGATATCGAGGAAAACCCGCTGTATGTTGTCGGCGAATGGCAGAAGAACGCTTTTGGAAGCTATCACAATTTCTACGCGGTTTTCAGCGTTTCTCTCGCTGAGAACTGAACACGAGGAGGACTAAGAAAATGCTCAAAGTATTAGGCGGTCAGTGCCGCAGCATCCCCGTTGTTGACGGGAAGGTGAATCTCGTTTTGAAGGCAGTTGTCCCTGCACCTGCAGACAAGGAAGAGGCTGAGAAACTCTGCTCCTTGAACGGCTGGGCACCGCACACCGACATGTTCAACAACCTTCTTATCACTGCTCCTGTATCTTTGGACGCATACCGCCTTTCGGATAGTTCCGTCATGAATGCTTATATCGGCTTTGCTGAGAAAGCGGCTACCGCTCTGGTCGGTAACAAAAACGGGTATCTGATGGCCGGCGTCGCATCCTACGGTGCTGTTGGCTAAGAAGGCTTCGGCCAAGCTTCGTTACATAGCGCTTTTGTGCTTTGTATAGTTCGTCACATTACACTCTCAATTTTTCAGGCTCAAAGGAGGAGCCACATTATGCGTAAAGACAATCCTATTGACAAGCCCATCACTGTATCTCTTTTCGGAACCGCTGCATCTGCAACTCTCATGGTTGCTTTTGCCATTGCTTATCGCATTGCCGGTCTTTTTGTTCCTGACACGAATGCAGTCATGGTGACGGTTCACGGTATTATTTCTCTTTGCGGGAACATCTTGATATTTTCCACCATTGCTACCGTTGCATCCGTCATATACAGCAAACTGTGCGATGACCGCGCGATAGCTGAGCGTTTTGCAAAACCTCCAAAGTCATCTGCTGTTTCGTCCGTTCTCACCAGAATCGCATTCGTAGCAATCATGATTTGCGCTGTTGGCTTTGTCATCGAAATCGTCGGTATGTCTCCAATAACCATGTTTTTGGAGGCAACTGGTGTGCTGGAAGCACGCGAAGCATTTCTGCAAGGGTTCGAGATAATCCTATCTTGTGTCTGCAAGGTCAGTTTTACAACTGCTGTATTGCTTGCCTTCGCGGCGTATAAAGCAAGGTGGAAATTATGAAAGACATCATCGGCAACATGTTATCTGACAGCGAGCGCAAAGGCGAGCTGAAGGGCGAACAGCGGGGCGCACTTAAAAGCACTGTTGACTGCGTCGTCAACCTTGTTCGTTCGACCAAGGGAAACACTAATCTCAACGATGCTCTGGAGATGCTGAAGGTTCCTGCTGACATCCGCGATGCGGTTGCTAAACAGGCCAAAGCACTTCTCGAAGCATAAAACAACAACATTATGCCGCTCACTGTTTGTGGGCGGCATTTTTTGTTGCCATCACTTTATGGTGTGCATTTTCTTGATTGGATGTCAATGGCAAAATGCACATAGGATGGTATATTTATATAAGCTAAAAGTATTGTAACCCCTCTATATGTCGTCTTGTGAGTTGCCACTTTTGTAGGCGGCTTTTTGTTTGCCACTCATCGGCAAAATACAGGATTACTTCTATGCAAATTTGACATTTTGCCGTTATCGTTGTATACTATATTAAAGCGAGGTGGCGGTATGGCTTATATTTCGGTCGCTGATGCGGCAAAAAGATGGAATCTCTCGGAACGGTCGGTTCGGAACTACTGCGCTATCGGCAAAATCCCGAATGCAGTTCTTGCCGGTAAAGCATGGCAAATCCCGGAAGACGCAGAGAAACCGAAACGGACAAACGCAAAGGTCGAGAACGCTTTGCTGTCCGTTCTTCGGGAAGAGAAGAAGAAGCAGCGGAAAGGCGGAATCTACCACAAAGTTCAAATTGACCTGACCTACAACTCGAACCATATTGAGGGAAGTCGCCTGACGCATGACCAGACCCGGTATATTTTCGAGACGAATACTATCGGGTTTGAAAGCGGGGCTGTAAATGTGGACGATGTTGTCGAGACCGCGAACCATTTCCGATGCATCGACATGGTCATCGACAACGCTATGTATCCGCTGTCGGAGACGCTCATCAAGCGCCTGCATCTCACGCTAAAAAACGGCACAAGCGATTCCCGGAAAGACTGGTTTGCCGTTGGCGAATACAAACGCGTTCCTAACGAGGTCGGCGGGCGAGATACCACCACGCCTGAAAAAGTCGAAGCGGAGATTTCCGAATTGCTGTCCGGCTATAATGCCGTCCCAAATCATACGCTCGAACAAATCATTGCATTCCATCACGACTTCGAGTGCATTCATCCGTTCCAAGACGGCAATGGGCGTATCGGCAGACTTATCCTTTTCAAAGAATGTCTTAAAAATAACATTGTCCCGTTTATTATCGAGGATGACTTGAAGATGTTTTATTATCGCGGGCTTCACGAATGGAACCATGAGCATGGGTATTTGGTGGATACCTGCTTAACGGCACAGGACAGATTCAAAGCGTACCTGGACTATTTCAGAATCCCGTACAGTGGCTGAATCGTACTGGATTTCTGATGGACCGGAAGGAGGAGATGGACTGTAAAAATCAAGGTGATGTATCGTGCCCAGTGCCTTGCTGCAGCTTTGGGGTATGGACCTGAGTATGATGCCGAAAACATCGACGAACCTACGCTCATCATTTCGATTTCCAGCACTGACGATAAGCTGCCGCTCATCATGGACGAGGCCGGCAACGAGAATATCCGGCATATCGAATACCTCCAGTTCGATGACATCGACACTGCCGAAAGCGTGCATGGGCTCAAACCGATGTCTGATGAGGACGCCGGGCGTATTGTAGATGCATTTCTTCAGTATGTTGACGGAGTTTCCCAGATTATCGTGCATTGCGATGCGGGATATTCCAGAAGTCCTGCCGTAGCAGCGGCTCTGGCGAAGGCGCTAGGGGAGAGCGATGATGAGTTTTTCGGGCATGACTACTGTATCAACAATCATGTGTACACCACGCTCCTGAAACAACTGTCAGAGCGGAAAATCCTAAAATAGTTGCCGAATCTTGCGAACGGCATAGTATGGAAGTATGACCATTACGGCGGGCGGACCTTTTGGGTCTGCCCATTTTTTCGTTTTGGAGGTACATCCTATGCATCATTCGCAAAAGCGGTATAAGACGCTCTATTTCTTCGCCGCGTTGATTGCAGCCGCTATCAGTGTATTGCTCATTGAATTGGGCGGAATCGGGGACAGCGACTATTACTGGCATATCGTTCTCGGCAGAGAAATTTGCTCTACACACACGATTCCGGTTGCAGATACCTTCTCCTGGATATCTCAGAATTTAGGGCTGACAGAGACCGCGCATTCATGGCTAAGCAGCATCATCCTCTATCAGTTCTCGTGCATTTCTTCTAATCCCGTGGTAGGACTGCTCATCTATTCCTTCATCACCGCGTTCCTGTACGCGCTCTTTATCGAATATGCCTGGGCGAAAGAACTGCGCGACCCGTTTGAGAATTGTCTGTTCGTCACCATTGTCACAGCGCTGCTATCCTGGGCCGGAAGACCTCAGAACATCGGCATGATTCTCTTTGTGGTCTCTTTCTATCTCTTGAACGACCTATACCGGAACCCGGACTCGAAACGGTGCTGGCTATTGCCGGTTTTGAGTTTCCTCTGGGCGAACCTGCATGGCGGGTCTTTGCCTATTCTGTTCGCGTTCATTGTTCTTTTCATTCTGATGTGCTATCTGCCCGACATCAATACCTTCGGTCTTGTCAATGAGAACGAACAGAAGACAAAGAAGGTCAAGACCTATATCCAGATTCTTGTTGCCAGTCTTCTGACAGGACTTATCAATCCCTATACCTACAAACTATACTACTACTTCTTCCTGACAAACAACGAGGCTACAAAGAAATATGTCTCGGAATGGCAACCGTGCGAGCTCGCCGATATCGTTGCCTTCTTCTGTCTGGCATTTCTGTTCATTGTCTTTGCCTCGCACAAGAAAGTCCGCATCACGGAATTTCTGCCGATACTTTGCTGTCTGATTCTTACATCCCGCTATGTACGAATCCGCACCTATCTTCTGATTGTCACTACGCCTTTGATTTTCCGGTTCCTCGCCGTCATGATGAATGAGCAGGAAAACAAGATGTGGAAGTCCGGCGGCAGGCCAACGGAAGAGTTCACAGGCCAGGCGAAGAGGAGTACAATTCTCACCTTAGTTGTGCTGGTCGCCGCCATCGTTCTCTATGCTCCCTTTGTTATCAATGACCCTGACAAGACCTACGACAAGATGGACCCTGTCTTTGTGCAGGAGCTTCACGAACTAAATCCTCAGCGCCTATACACGGGCTATAACGACGGAGGCTTAGCGATATACCATGGGTTCCAAGACTTCGCAGACAGCCGCGCAGACCTGTATCCGGACGATGTGATAGACGCTTCTATCTCGATGGGCACTGGCTCGGAAAGTGCTACTGAACGCACGGTTCAGGATACTCTCGATAAGTGGGATTTTGATGCCGTTCTGCTCAATCGCTCTCAGCATAAGCTGTGCATCGAAGTCATGGACCTGCTTCCTGACTGGACCCGCGCTATTGAGTCTCAATACTATGTTGTGTTTGTCCCGAAAACATAATAATATTTTCTCGCTCCCTAGCATTTTTGCCGGGGAGTTTTTTGTTTTGGTAAAAACAGAGAAGATTTTGGTGCTTTCTGGCTGGTTCCCGCTCTGAGCACTGATAGAGCCAGGTTGTTCTGCGCTAACATTTGTCGAATCATAGTTGTATTCAATACACCTAATTCACTTGTGCAACTTGCTATATACCCCTGCCTGCACCCACTTGCGGATACTTGCGAACCGCAGATAATGGGAAATAAGCAACTAAAATCACAGTATGATGTGTCCGCAATGCAATGGAACGCCATATATAGGGGTATCACAATGCAAGCTGTAACTGCTGCTACAATCGAATATACCGATTATCCCGAGTGCGAGCGCCGTATTTACGCTACGGAGAACGATATTGCGTTCTACAAGACCTACGAGTTCTGCGAAGCAGAGGGAGCTCTTCAGGTGTACTCTAAGCCAGAGGGTGTCGGACACAAACTTAGTGCCATTCGTCAATTTGCCCCGAACACTATCATGCCGGAATTGCATAGCATCTTCACAAAGACCAGTGAAAAGTCGAATCGGCTCACATACTATAACTGCACCACGAACCTGTACATCACAAATAACACGGCGTACTGGGCTAAATCCCTGCGCGAGAGCGGTATTCGTACAGACTCCCGTATCTCTCAGCTGATTTCTCTGGGCTTTGATATCGACTGTCATGAGGAGGGTGTCCCTCTCTATTACAGTGATGGCATCTGCAAGATGCTGACCACCGCCATTTATAATGGGGCTCTTCCGGAAGGCTTTGTTGTCAATACCAGACGCGGCGCAGCTTACTGGATTTTCATAGACCCTGTCAATCCGAACAACAAGCACGCCCTGAAAATCTATAAGCGGTTACATACCAAGATTCGCACGATGCTGAAAGCGGAGATTGTGAATTGGGGCGACAATTACCTGTACGCTTCCGTAGACGATTCCGTTAAAGGCATCAATCATATTATGCGTCTGCCTGGCACTTTCAATACGAAGGCCGGGCGCTGCTGCCATGTCTATCATGCCCCTGCAGTGGGATACCGGCTCAATGACCTGTATGTTCTTGCAGATTCTATTGATGTTGAGTGGCGCATCGTGGACGATACAGTCGTCTCGAACCGCGAAACCTTCAATACCACCGATGAGCAGGAGCTCGCATGGGCAAAAAAACGCTTTGCGAAGCGTATTCTTGAATGGAATACGGAGCGCTCTGTAGTTTCTGCCAGAAGTATTGCAAGACCCCGGTCTGAGATTGCCGAACGCTGCATCACACAGCGCTGGGATGCAGTCATCGATTTTCTGCGCAGAAACACGACCCCTGTTGGAAAACGGCATACTGTGCTGCTGTACTGCTTATCTACAGCATGCGATTATCACCAAGCTGCGTCTTTGGAAAAGGCACAGCTTATTAACTCTACCTTTGCGGAGCCGCTTCCGGACAAGGAAGTTGCAAAAATCGTCAGCTGGGTGAAGCATCCGTTCAAGGATGAGACCATCGCTGAGGCTCTTGGTCTGACAAAGGAAGAGTTCAAGAATCTGCGCATCAGCACTTTCAAGAAGAAGATGGATAGGAGCCGTCAGACCCATGACGGGATTCTGTACCCGGTTGCCAGCTCCGCTGCTGACCGCAAGATGCTTGGCGTTCTGATTAACCACAAGGTCATTCCGGATTACCGTATCCGCAACCATAGAAAAATCTGGGAAGCGGCACAAAAGCGCGAAGCCAAGAAGGCAATGTACGATACCATCATCGAGCTCTTTGACAAGGAAAAACTGAGCATAAAGCAGATTGCTAAAAAACTCAAAATCGGCATCGATACTGTCAAGCGTCAGGCGGCAATTCGCGGTGTTGATATCGTGGACGAGGAGAAGAAGCGCCGTATGCGCCGTTCTCTCGAGATGCAGGCACTCTCCGGCGAGGGTTGGAGCGTCAAAGCGATTGCGGAACTGTTCAAGTGCCATGTAGCGACCGTCTACCGCGCTCTGCAGGAAGTCATTGAGCAGACTGCCGAGGAACTTGAGCGCTCGATTCGCGCAGCTGCTGACAGGGTTGTCGAGCACACGAATGAACTCAAAGTCAAGGCTGTTGAAGCAGTCGAGCAGATGAAGAATCCGTTCCTGCCCGTTCTCGAAAAAGCCGAGCTGCGTCTTAACCTGTACGCCAAACAGAAGACCATCGACCGAATCACGAAGCCGTTTCAGGATGCCGGTTACCTTCCCGCAACGCTCGCACTGCCCAGCAAACAGGTCGTTGAAAGCAGCAACTTGAGCGTGGCTGTCCGGCTCGGCGGCGACTACCAGACCGTCTGCTCGATGGATGAGTTGCTGCTGGATGAGTCCAGACCGAAGCACATGGACTACTCCAAAGCAAACCTTTGGCTCGCAGAACCCGATGACGACCCCGAGGATTTTGAGCCGGATTTCCCAGATGACGCCGCGTTCCAGATGTCTGCTGAGTGTCTGGGTGAATACGATGACGAAGTATCCAGCAGGTGGTAAAACCGCTTGCTGAGCCCGTTTTGTTTCGCAAATTTACGCAAAATGGTGGCAATAAGAAAACAGGTATTGTGATGCCCTAGATATATAGAGCTCTAATAAGATTAAGAGAGTCTTAGATTTTTTTGGAAAGAACCGGAAAGAGTAGGAGAGCGGCTAAGAAAGCACTAGAGCCCCTGAGAGTGCCTGTGGGTAGAACCTGAGTAGGGTAGGGTGACTACGCAAACACTTAAGCTCAAACTCTCGTAGGCCGCCGTATGGCGGCAACTGCGTTTTCGCAGGTAGTAGCCAATACAACGGCGAACACCTAGCGCAGCTGCGCGGAACTGCGCGGTAAGGGACGGCAGGAGCCACCGGAACCGGAGAGCACCTGTAAGCCCCTGATTGCCCCAAAAAGTCCCGGCACGGCACTTCCACACTGGCACACGACCGGCTACCGTTCGGTACAAGGCTACCACAGCACCGGAACCAACACTCCCGCGTTCCGGGTCCATCGCATCCGGGCATCCAGCACTGTTCGACATAGGTCGCATGCGGGAATCGCGGCCTATGCTCTGCCAGGGCGAAGAACGCTTATGGCAGACGAGCCTGCCGTAGCTGAGGCGTATGGGGTTTACCCTAATGACGGCTACAACCCGAATTTGGGGCATCTCTGCCTGTCTCAGCAGGGGGTCCCGCACAGAGCACGGTTCAAACTTAACGTACTGCAGTCGGATTCAAGCAGTCGTTTGCTCTCTGGTGCATAGTTTCCCGCACGAGCGTCTATGCCAGCACGGCTATCTCGGTCAAGGCATAAACTTACCCTCCTGCGGTGTACGGCTCGAATTTGAGGCATCTCCGCCTGCATCAGAAGGGTGTAGCTGGGTATCGCTCGAAACAGACCCACATACAGGGCTTTTGAGCGGGAACGATATAACTTGCACCAGTAAAAGTAAATTGTGAACAAAATGCAACTAAATCGCATCATGCTTGTATTCAGTACACCTCATTTGGTATAATGTGGATGTGACGAAGAAATGTAGTTTTTGGAGGAGTTTTCGTGGCAAGGTATCAGTATATACGACTTTGTTCCGTCAAAGACCGGACATGTCCGTATGCGGTCCGCACACAAATTTCTTACTTCAAGGCTCTGATTCGTCACGAACACTACTGCTGTCTGCTCCGCTGCGGCGGTTGCGAAAAGCAGAAAATCCATAAAGAGAGGGTGAACGGGTGATGAATGCAGTCCTTGCGTTTCTGGACGCCTATCGCGGCGTGATTCTGATTGCCACCATCGTCATCATTATGGCGATTGAATGGGCGGGACGGCAGGGAAGTCTTTGGCTCATGGAGAAAGCGTTTGGTGTCGAATTTGCGGAACGCTACGATACACGCTGGACAGCAATAGGTGTCATCCACCACGAACTCTCGCACCTTCTGGTCGCTCTTTTCACCGGCGCACGCATCGATAAGTTCCGGCTCTATCGTTTCAAGCGCGAGGAAGGGGATAAGGCGCTCGGGTATGTCAACTACACGCCGCGAGGACTGTTCCTGCTTCCGCTGCTCCAGAAAACAGCCATCGGCATTGCCCCGGCACTGTTCGGAAGCCTCAATGTCTGCCTGCTCGGCTGGTACATCATGCAAGTTTGGCAGAACGGCGGGACTGCCGCTGCTCTTTGTGAACCTGGTGTATGGGTCGCTGCCATACTCATGGCACAGATAGCCTATCATTCCTGTCCGAGCGCTCAGGATATCAAGGGGTCCTGGATATCGATTCTGTTATTTGCACTGCTCATTGCATTTTCGAGTTTTCGGTATTTCACCCTTGACCTTTCTCTCTGGATTATCCGCACAGTCCTGGTTGCGATGGGAGTGTCCACTGCACCGGCTGTTGTGATAAGCATACTCTTCATCGCCGTGAACGGCGTAAAATATCTGCAGCATACTCTTGCTGCCGGGAGGTACTGATATTTTGATGTCATCCATCAATCCGAAAGAACTCTATCTGCGTATTGTCACTCAGCGCGGCACCCGTACACTGTGCCATGATATCGTAGTCTGCTGCGGAGAAGAAGAACTCACCGATGAACTCTGCGAGCGCAAACGCCTCGAAATCGTTGCCTGTATGCAGGAAGAACTCGAACCCGGTGAGAGAATCGTCAGCGCCGAGTATGTGTCGAAAGATTCCCTCACGCCCGCCGTCCGCGACAACGACAAGGTCGTGCAGTGGCGCACCATGGATTTCATTGCCTACGCTCTCTCGTATGCTTTCGATGACGATGGAGCAGCACACCCTCAGTTCGTACCGACCGTTTTGCTCCGTGTTCTCGTGAACGATAACCCCTGCACCATGAGCCTGCATGACCGTGAACATATCCGTGCGATGGCTGCAAACTATATTCTGGAAACCACGAAAACGCCCATCTACACGCTCAGCCTTATTTCGCCGGACCTCTACTGGAAAACGATGCGGCATGTTGCGGTAACTCGGAAGGACCGTAAGAACATCACTTCCCAGAATATCCTCATCAAGGTCGCAACGTTCAAAGAGGTGGAACGAGTCTCTCATATCCGCGTTGAGCATTTTGAAACTGAGGAACAGCAAAAGCAAAAGCAAAACAAAAACAACCCGTAAACTCTTGCCGATTCGTGCGAATTGCAGATAATGAAAATTAGAGGTGATTTGCATGAGTTGGCCCTGGGCTAAACGACATCCGATGCCGGAGCCTGCCGAATTTATCCGGCAGAATACTACAGCTTTGAATCCCGATATTGTATCCGGTACACCGAGCCCCGCACAGGGCTCTTATCCGAGATTGCCGAGCGAGTTCGTATTGCCCGATGCCGGAACGGAATCGTTTGACAGGAACCGTGAAGTTTCAGCTGCTTGTCAAAATATGACTGCCACAATCCTTGCAGGATTTCCTGACCCGGACGACGAGTTCTACAAGACCTTGATTTCCGGTGCGCTTCGTATCGGCATCGAATACCTGCTCGTCGGCGGCGGAGAACAGAAACTGCAGTGGCAGGAAGTATATATCTTCTTCCGCAACGAGATGCCTGAGACTATCGAGTCTCTCATGAATGTCGATGTTGACGAATACCAGAACCTGAAAGATGCGGTCGTTCCGTTCAAGGCTTTTGCCGATAAGGCACGGCGCGATGCGGCATCTGCTGCACTGTGGGGATTGTTCGGATACACACACGGGTATCTGAAATTTCTGAATATCCAAGAATATTAAATAACTGTTGTTTTGCAAAAAGGAGAAAGCTATCATGTCCATTCTGAAAAATCTGTTCGCTGCTGTCGGCGCTGTTACCCTCGGCGCTGTTGCTGTCGGTGTTGTGCTTGGTGCCACAACGGCCATGACCGCCGATGACGATGACTTCGACCTCGATGAACTGCGCGATGACGCTCCCTGCGGCGGTTGCCGCAAATGCGCCGAAAAGAATGCCGAGAAGGATGCCGACAACGAGGACGAGGATGACGAGCCGGTCGTTCTGGTCCATGTCGTGAAGGTTCCTTGCTCCATGCCCGAGGAGAAAGACAAGAACGGCGAGAAGAAGGCTTCTGACGCTGATGCCGAGAAGGTCGAGGAAAATCCCACCGAAAAGGCAGAAGAGCCTGAGACTTCCGCTGAGGCTGAGGAGGACAAGGCCGAGAAGCAGTAAAAGGGGGATGCCGTATGAACATCGATAATCGCATCAATATCGTTGCCGGACGCCCCGGAGCCGGTAAGACGCTCTGGGCGGCGCGAGAAGTAGTCGATTGCTTGCGCGATGAGAACAATATTGTCCTGTATATCGGCTTCGACCAGGAATTTGACCGTATCTGCCGGATGGTTCGCGCCAAGTACGGCAACGCCCCGCACGGGCGGCTGCTGTTCGCGTTGCAGGATGGTGCCGGTGAAGCAATCGGCAAGTCCGTAGACCTTGCAAACTTTCAGGCGCAGGGTTTTGCGATGGCAGACCCCGAGAGCGAGGAAGCGCAAAGCCGGAAACCGATGGTGTTCCTGTTTTATGACCAATGCCGCCACGACATCTTCAACGGCAGACGCGAACTGCTCAAAGCTGCTGCGAAGGCTGGCGTACATGTGTATGTTTTGTGCCAGCGATTCAGTCAGGTAGACCGCAATGATATCGACTGGCTGAATGAGCAGTGCTCCGCGTATATCATCTCAAAACACCGCGAACCTCGCCCGGCAACGGACGAAGAAATCCGCGACAAATTCAGATAACATTCCTGCCCGGCAAACCAATGCCGGGTTTCTTGTTACCTGAACATCAGAAATTAGACGCTGTATCGAAACACAAAGGAGGGATTCCGCATGGGCAATTTATTTGCCGAAGCAAAGCTTAAAACTGCACTCGCAAACGATACTTATACCGACAAAAAGGAAATCGTATCAAAAGCCGGGTATTTGCTCGGCGTTGATAAGAACATCTTTGATTCCGGAGAGTTGCTGTCGGAAATTTACGAAGAACTCGAAAAAAATCAGGATGCGCGGATGGTGCGCAACTTATGTTTTCTATTTACCTGCATCGAGCACTGCTATAAGAAGCTGCAGATGCAGATGGTAAACGACCTCAAAAACCTGCATTCAATGGATATGACAAAGGCAGCAACCGAAGCACTGCGCAAGGACGGGCTTGATATCGTCAAAGCAAATTGTACGCTGGACGAATACCGGCCCCGAATCGCGGCGGAAATCGCGAATCGTATTCAGGGTTGCAAGGATATCTTCCCGATGTGGGTGCCGTGGGAGTATATTCGTCAGATGTTTTCGTTCCCGACCAAGACGAAGGACAGGGCGCAGGAAAGAGCGTGGCTGTACTACAACGAGAATATTATCAGATTCCCGTACAATGTCTTCCTCAACTGGCAGTTCAAGGCTGACGAGGGCGGAAACCTTCTGGGCAGTGATGAACAGTTCCTTATCCGGCTGTATGCTCAGAACGGAGATACCTTCTGCGACTACGACAAGGTTCGCGGGGAAAGCAAACAGACACAGCAGAATGTCGAGCAGTTCCTGCTTCATTCCGTCCGCTCTGAAATCCTCGTGGACTGCGAGAACTGTGACCCGTTGAAGTTCTTTGCTGTGCTGCAGAGCCTTTCTCCTGAGGCTATCGGGAAGATTCAGAAGATTTTCCTGTTCGATGATGTGAACGCTTCGTCCATCTGGGGACTCGTGGAGCATTATACGAAAGCCAAGGTGGACCGGTTCATGACGCAGCGCGTTGTGGAAGGAAAGAGCGTTGTCGATATGACGGTCGCAGTCTGCTGCTGCCAGGAGCACTACGATAAGAGAATCGACAGCTTTCTTCTGTTCTCCTCAGACTCCGATTATTGGCCGCTCATCAACAATGTCGTAACGGCCAGGTTCTTGATGATGTTCGAGCGGGAAAAGACCAGCAAGGCTATCGTAAATAAGATGCGGGAACATCATGTGCTCTACTGCTATACGGACCAGTTCTGCAAGGCGGGAGACGCATACCGGCTCCGCAACGATGCTCTGGCGCTCGAATGCGCATCCTATCTCAAGCAGCAGCTGGGAAGCTGCAACATTGAGGATATGCTGCAAAGCGCCTATGGTCAGACGCGCATCGAGATGACCGAGAAGGAGAAGGAGTTGTTCCGGAAATCTCTGGTCGATAAGCTGCGCATCACGATGGATACCGAAGGAAATCTCAGTATCGGGTTAAGCTAAAGCGAAAACAGCACACCGTTTCGGAAAATTTGCTGGGCGGTGTGCTGTTGCTGTTGCGTGCGAATTGCCATATACTGAATACACAAAACCCGATTTTTGCACGGAGGCATTTTTTCATGGGAAAGATTCTGGTAATCGCCGAGAAACCATCACTTGGAAGAAGTATCGCAGGCGCTATTTCATGGTGGAAGGGCGAGAAGTTCGAGAGGCAGGGAAAAGACCGTAATACATGGCTCGAAAGCGATAACTATATCGTGGTATCCCTGGTCGGACACCTGTATGAACTGATAGACTTCGATGCGTATTTTCCCGGCTATGACCCCGCTGTGAAACAGCCATGGGATTTGAAGAAACTGCCGTTCTTCCCCGATGACTGGAAGTTTAAGTTTGAGGGCAAGGAAAAAGTACAGGGCCTAATCAAGGTCGCCAACCAGCAGATGAACCGCAAGGATGTGGATGCCATCTACAATGCCGGAGACCCGGACAGAGAAGGGCAGCGGCTTGTCGATGAAGTGCTTCTGTATGGCTTGAAAGCCCCCAAGACGATTTACCGGCTCTGGCTTCCCGATACTACGAACAAGACCATTAAGCAGGCATTCGAGACAGCCAAGCCCAATGCCGGATACGTATCCTTGTCTTCTTCTGCTGAGACGCGCAGTGAGATTGATTGGCTGCTCGGCATTGAATTAACACGGTATGTATCCATCAAGGCCGGTGGCTTTACCCGTATCGGGCGCTGCGTATGTCCTATCGTACAGCATATCATCGAACGTGAGAAAGCCATCAAGGAATTTGTCCCGAAGCCGTACTCGGCTGTTTCCAGCAAAGAAAAGACGAACGGCGAGGAAATTGAACTCACGAGTAAACGGACATTCGAGGAAGGACACGAGGCCGAGGCGCAGGCGCTGGCAGATGCCTTCAACAAAGCCGGTGCCACAGTGACCAATATCAAGACAGAGCGCAAGACCGTCAATCCCGGTAAGCTGTTCTCGATGAGCGATTTGCAGAGTTTTGCCTGCAAAGCCGACAAGACATTGTCTCCTGCCGATGTGCTTGCCGCCACGCAGGCGTTGTATGAGGGAGGGTATGTTACCTATCCCCGTACCAACAGCAGCTATCTGGCAACGAATGAGACCGTCAAGGTCGATGCCGCGATACGAGGTCTTGCACAGAACGGTATTACAGGTCTTGTCAATAAACCGAAACTCAAAAGCATCTATGATGACAGCAAAATCGAAGCACACTCTGCTATCACACCGACAGGAAAATGGCCTGCATCCCTTACCGGAACACAGAAAACGGTCTTTGACTGTATCTTGAACCGGTTCTGTGCTGTTTTCTGTGAAGAAGCCTGTACAGTAGACCGCACAACCATCGTGATTCACAGCTATGATGAGGATTTTATCCTGAAAGGTGATGTGCAGGTAACTCCCGGCTGGCGAAAGTTCGAGAAACCTACGAGTGGAGACAAACTCCTTCCGAAACTTAATAAGGGCGATGCCGTAAACATCAATTTCAAGACGGTAGGGAAGATGACCACGCCTCCGAAGCGGTATACGGTTGAGTCTCTTAACAACTGGATGGTTGCGCCGATGCGCGGTGCCGAGAAGGCAAATGAAGAGTATTCAGACGAGGAATGGAAAGAAATCCTGTCGGATGCTACGATTTGCACCGAAGCTACCCGCGCCGATACCGTTGACAGATGCGTCAAGAGCAATTATATCTCTTTGAAAAAGGGCGTCTATTACGGCGAAGCAGAAGGGTTCCGGTTAGTCGATACGATGGAAAAACTCGGAATCAACCTCGATGTTCCGGTAACGGTGAATCTCTCTAAGCAGCTGCATTCTATCAAGGACGGAACCCTAACCCGTATCGATGTTCTGGAATTCACGAAAAAAACCATAGAAGAAATCATGGCGAAGAACGTTGCGATTGAATCGGCACAAACCAGACACGGGAACCTTCCGGTCATCTGCAAATGTCCTCGATGCGGCAATGATGTGGTGGAAACACAGAAAACCTTCTCCTGTATTGGAAAAGACAAAGACGGGAACCGGTGCCCGGTAACGCTCTGGAAGAAAAACAAGTTCTTTGAATCTATCGGCAAGAAGCTCACGAAAACGACTGCCGCTGCGCTGCTCACGAAGGGCAAAGCACCGCTCAAAGGCTGTGTGAGCAAGAAAACCGGTAAGAAATACGACTGTATCCTGACCTGCGACTGTTCTAAGGGCCGTCCTGAATTTCACTTGGAATTTGACCATAGCGGTGCATCCGGCACTGTGCTCGGTAAATGCCCGTTCTGCGGAAGTGATGTTGCGGAGGGCTCGAAAGGATACGGCTGTACAAACAAAGATTGCAGCGCGGTGCTCTGGAAAAACTCGAAACTGTACGGCAACGATGTGAAAATCAGTGCAACGGCTGCAAAAGCTCTGCTTGCTAACAAGGCTGTGAGTGCCAAAATCAAAAACAAGGATAAGACTGCGGATGTCAATGTCAAGGTCGGTATCGAACCGCACGAGATGCCGAACGGAAAGAAATACATCAATTTGAAAGTGCTCAGCTACGAGAAATAGATTATAGCTTTAGGGTCGCTGCCAAAGCCAAGGGCAGCGGCTCTTTTTTCTGTCGAATTCGGCAAATGGCACTTGTGTAAGTGTGCGAACGGCATAGAATGAAAATCGTGCGATAGATACTATTCTACTTTAGGCATTTTCTGCCCGTGCAATTTACATTCGGCTTGTCAGGCAGACTCATTTTCGGATGGGTCTGTTTTTTTATTTGCCGAAAACAACGAAAGGAGTAATAACTCAATGACCAAAGCAACCAAACGAACCCTCGGCGTTATCTGTCTACTCTGGCTGGGTACTTTGCTGCTCCTCTTTGCAAACTACAAGACGAAAGTTTACTTAGAGCAGCTTCGCAGTCAGGTGGATGGCGTGACGCAGCAGGAACAGGCGAATGCCACAGCGGTGAAAAGACAGCCGTCCCGTACCATGGAGGATGTCTTAGTGAGAACCGATGCACAACTTGTGACGACTTCCTTCTCAAATGAGAACTATGCAGCAAAGGCAAAATCTTTAGTTTCACTCTGCGATAAGGAACTCAAAGAGAAGACCGGCGGCGTGTCGAACGAAAGCGTTCAAGCTGAGATGCAGCGCAGACCCGGCATGAACGGACGCCTTGTGATTCCTTCTGTCGGCGTAAATGTAGCGCTCTTCGACGGACACGCGCAGAGATTTGTTGACGCAAAAGACAGTGCCGCGTATTTTCTGGCAGGGAATACGATGTTGGTTGGCGACCACTGGAACCAAGGATTCTCAAAAATCAAAAACTGCCACGCCGGAACGCTGGCTTACATTTACCGAGGTACTTCTGTGCAGACACTGACCTGTACCGGGGTTTGCAGTGGCATCAACGGAGACAGTGACCTTTTGTATGCAGACGGGTCGAGCGCCACAATGGGCGGCGGAACTCTGATGTATACCTGCAACGGCGCAAATTATCACGATGTAACACTTACTTTTTGGAGATGAAGGAAATGAATAACAAAAATAATATGAAACGCCTTGCTGCCATTTCTCTGGCAGTCATGGGCATTATGCTCGTATTCGCGCAGTTTGACGCGGCGCGGATGAACCGCGAAATCAAGGAACTGCAGAAAACGGTCAACTACACACAGCTGTTTGAGGATATGCTGTTCCCCGATATGGCTACGGCTGAGACCGGCGAAACGGCTGGAACTGCTGAATCCGCAGCAGTTGCGGACTTTGCGCCCGTCATGAACTTTGAGACAGGCGAAGAAGGCATTCAACTGTCGCAGGAATCCTATCTGCCCTTGACTCTGTCTGACGCTAAGGTCTTCGTACCTTGTGCCGATATCGAGGAACCTTGTACAGTCGCATACCGCAGCGAAGACTCCACAGCGCAGGCAGGGGCGTACCGCTTAGCACTTGTCAATGGCGATGCGAGCAACTCTATTGGAGAGTTCCAGAACGGCGATGAAACACTTCTTTCGGGCGCACGCAATGTGTCGGATGATGTGTATCTGACGGTTGCAGTAACATTGGATGAGGAACATCGCTCCGAGCAGGTAGATGCTATCAAAAAGCTTCTCGCTAATACCGTTATCTCTGATGCGACTCCAAAAGTCGCTCTCTTTGGTGAGACATTAGCCGATGATGTTTCTCTGGAAATCAGCGACAGTTATATGCAGCTGCAAAAGGGGACAGATACTGTGTTGGTATCGGCGTTCCAGCAAAGCATCGATACCTCGCTTTTGTCCAAGTCTCTCACACTGCCGAACGGCCTGACCTTGAAATACGGTGATGTGAAGGATTCTCAGACAGGGTATATCCCTTTTATCGCAACCGTGGATGGACACAAATATAAGTTCCTTGCAACGAGTTCTGATATTCTTCTGAACATGTTTGAGGAATAAGGGTTCTGTATGTCATAGCGGTGAAAAAACAGACGGTAAGCACTTGCACGGATGTGCGAACGGCATAAAATGAAAATTGTACGATAGATACCATTCTACTGTAGGCGTTTTGCGCTCGTACAATTCACATTCTGGCTCTAACAAGCAGACTCATCTTCGAATGGGCCTGCTTTTTTGTTTGCCGGAACTACTAAAGAAAGGAGTATTCATGACCAAAAAACACCTATTATTTGCGCTTATTGTCTGTATGAGTACCGTCTGGCGGTTTCTTGAACTGCTGGAATACGGAGAGATAGAAGTACGACAGGTTGACACATACATGTATTTTTACATGCTGGCGACCTGCTTCGTATCTTTCCTCGTCGGCAAAGAGAGTGCGACTGCCAAAAAAGCGAAAGAGCAGAAACCGCTGCAAGGGTCTGTGTCTGAGCAGCAAAACCAAACCACGAAAAAATAACACTAAAAGGAGAAAAATCATGTTTAGTTTTATCAATTTTGCTACCGTTATCGTCTTCCTTGTCACAATGTTTGATGACAGCACCCAGCTGGTGACCGTCCCTCGGTCTTCGCCCGACCCAATCGCCGAGCTCTGCCGCGCGCTTGTAGTCCTCAAGCGTGAGCGCTACCACATCCGCGAGGTCTTTAAGCTTTCCAGCGATGGGCATACCGAGAAGGTCTACTGGTATGGTCGTAGTCAGTACATCGAAGCGCTGAACGCTCCTCATCACATCAATGAGAATGTCAGTTGCTATACGGACTACGCGTCCGGCATGCGCCAGAGAACACCTTGTAAGCTTGACTACGACACACACCGCGTTTTTGACATCGTCGCTCCTTGCAATGATGAAGAAGATGATGTAGTCGTGAAACGCAGCATCTTGCTTCCTCCGGAGAACGATGGCACGGTGCGTGAAGTTCGTATCTTCGACCTCGATGAACGGGATGAGTGCGGTGAACTGCCTGACCCCAAGACCATTGAGGGGCTGTATCGCGGGTACAAGGACCGGGACATGTACTGGACATGCGCTGACGAGAAGGTGATTGAGCCTGCTGACGCGGTGCATTATGTCAGGCAGCGTGCTCTGGCACAGTACCTTACCGATAGCGGTCACGCCGGTCTTCTGATGGAAGACGACTTCGAGCCCTTGGAAGAGCCGCTCAAGCGCACCACGGATTGGCTGGCAAGCAAGGATGAGTCCCGCTTTGAGGAACTGTATACTGCCTACGCTGCTGGTCTTTATGCCGCACAGACGGAGCAGCTTCAGAACAAGAATAACAACACTCAGGAGGTGTGACCTATGTTGATTAAGAATATCAAGTGGGATACAGATGGTGATATGGAGGCTCTTGCCTCTTTACCGACCGAGGTCTACACGCCCCCCATTTTTACATCAGGAACAGTATGACGATATCGAAGAATTCCTCGACGATGTCTCGGACTGGCTCTCGGACGAATATGGATGGTGCCATTTCGGATTCGAGACGGAAACCGATGATGGAGGAATTATCAAATGCGACACGCTGCCCGAATGAGGCAGAAAGGAAAAAATATCATGAAAGCAGAAATCAAATTTGCCATAACGAAAAACGGTCCCAAGGCGTTTATGTCCACCTACAACGATGACTGGACGCCTGCAAACAACACGAGGCTGCGCGTATACAAGAAGGATAAACGCAGCGTTACGCCTGCCAATGCGTACCCAGAAGGCAAGGGATATGCTCTTGCCATCAACCCGTGGGTGCTGCAGGATTTCCTCGAAGTCAACGGCATTGATGCCATGCAGCCTATGACTATCGCCAAAGGTCTTGCCCCTGAACTGCGGGATATCCGTTACGCGAACGATGATGAAATCGTGTGGTATGAGTTCTCTACCTGCCGTACCACGAAGCGCTGCACGAATCTGTCTCGTGCCAAAAGCTTTGTGCAGGATTGGGTCAATCACGATTGCCCGACTCTGTACCGCTACACCACGAACCAGAAGAATGTCAGCGTCAACGGGTTCGGATTCACGCTGCCAGTGTTCAGCAACGCGCTTGTCGATACTTACGATTGCAAGTTCCAGCTGGATGATACCCTGACTGACAAGGAAATCAACGCACTTCTCAAATATCTCAACCCGAAAGGTGCAGTAGCGGAACACCTTAACTTTGCCAAGAAAGCAAACGAGATGGGTCAGGATGCGCTCTGGAAGCTTCGTGAAGAGGTGAAGGATACCTGCAAAGCTATCAACGACCTTTTGCACGAACCTGCGACACGCGATGCCATTCTGAAAGCCCAGACGGAGCATCAGCGTGACGCAATGCCCATGATGGATTGCGGCTGGCTCAACTGGTTCCCTCTGGAAGGCACTGAGTTCGCCGAGAAGTTCAACACTGTGCGCAGCACGGGCAATGGTCCCTACTTTCTGGACATCGACATGCCTATTATTGACCAGAGCGTCAATGTGCAAAGCTACGGCGGCGATGTAGTGCGTGACCTCGTCTCGAAGCGGTTGGGCATTGATATTTACTATGTCCGACATCTGGACTGAGGTACAGTAATGCCGGTAGAATATAGATTGACCAGAACCGGGACTCTACCTGTTGGTATCCATGGACGCAGAATCATCTGTTGTCTGTGTCCCGACACCAATACATGGGATAAAGGTCTCGATGATTTCGCCATGCTCTTTCCGGACGCTAAGACGAGATACCTCGAACAGGCACAGGGAAAACCGCCGCGCTTAGGACAAGTCATCTTCTGCAAGGGAGAGGACGAGGATACTCTGATTGCGGATATGGTTTGCCGGAAAGACAAGCCGGATATGTACGACAGTGATGTGCATTTTGGATACCTGTACAGCTGCTTTCTGCAAGTAGTCCTGAAAGGATTGCAGGCAAATGCTTCGGTAGTGGTATCTGTACCCGGCGTGAATTTCAAAGAATGGCAATGGCGGAAACTGATTCCGGTCTTAAAGCACTCTATTGAAATGACGAGTATTCGGGATGATTTCACGGGTAACATCAAAGACAAGGTCGTAACGGCTATTGTTGGTTCGCCCTATGATTTGATTCCGTACGATAAGGAACTCAATGAAGCTACCGCAAAGCGCAAAGCAACGCGGACCCGGAAGCGGAAAGACATCGGAGAGGATTCCGAAAAAAGCAATTCCAAACTCGAGCAAATCGAGATTCCTGACATTCCGGACGAAGACCCGGATGACGAAGACGACGATTGATGTCGGCCCCTGCAGCAATGCGGGGGCTTTTTTGTTGTCAAAATGCCGATAGAGCACCCCCCCTTGCCGCCAGACCTGCTTCGCGCACGAAAAACAACCATAACGCGACACAATTTAACAAATAAGCAACATTTATTTGTTCTATTCCTCTTGAAATCAACAGCAAATTATGGTATAATGTGTTTGCTCGCTCAAGATAGTGCAATGTCCAATTTCTTGAGCCACTGTGTATGGCAATAAAACCACATCCTTCTATTTGATACTTGAAAAGTCGTGGTTTTGCTCTCCGTCACGGTAATGTAAGCGCATCCCAATACGGCTATATGTCCGCTTCCTTCTTTAGACACCATGCCGGCCGCCTGCAGCTTGTCTGTTCGACCGGCATATATGAAATTTAGCGGTCGTGCTTTCCGTATCAATCGTGTGTCTTAGCCCCGTGTCGAGATTCTTCTCGATGCGGGATTTTTGTTTTGTCAGGAGGTTTGTATGCTGACTGTTAAAGATTTCAACCGCATTACTTTTCTGCACCATCGCGGTATCGTCCCGCCCTCACCTGCAAAGGAAGGGGAGACGGCGGTAGAAAAGCGCTTTGTATGCACCGCGAACATGAAGTTGCTGGAGTATGGCTATGTGATGGCGTACGACCTCTTTGAGGCGTGCTGCAAGGCTACACATACTGCGTTCCTCGAAGTCTGGTCCGAGTTGTACGGGTTTATCACGGAAGATAGCAAAGCTATCTCAAAGACTTCGCCCATCTGGCCGGATTTCCCGAACGATGCGATGGAAGCGAGCCTTGTGGAGTTGTATATCGTCAACTACCTCAACTATCTGAGCGGTGGGACATGGACCCCCGACTCTGACCCGTCCCGATTCTGCAAGGGTCTTGATAGAGACCACCTTCCCGCAGCCAAGCAGATTCCGGCTTGCACCGAGGATGAAATCTACCGGTATCTTGTTCAGAGCGTAACGGGCAAAGCCCCTCTTTCTCCTGATGAGCAGAATACCGTAAAGATGCTTCTCTCTGACAGTGGCGAGGAGTTTCTGGATAAGGTAATGTCCCTGATGAAGGATAAGGATATTCCTTGTAAGGAGAACCTTGCACTGTATGTATCCTATATCATCCATCGTCCCGACTGGAAATCCCAGAAATGCTTCTTGGATTTCAAGAGCGCTACCGATGTGCTGCGCCTTGCCGCTGCTATGAGCGGGCAGAATGTGAGCCTTGCCAAGGCACCGCGTTTCCGCAGCTTTACAAGAGCAGAGCGCCGTGAACTTCTGAGTCTGCTTGAACATGTCGAGAAAGACGAAGGCTTTGCACTCCGTCCTGAACAGTTCAAGCGTCTGGGCGAGAAGCTGCATCCGGGTGAGTACGCCAAGTATTTCCCTGAGAACAAAGCCATCTTCGATAAGGTCCGCAACGGTATCAAAATCGAGACCTACAACTCAAAACTGCAGGAATTGATGAAGCCGCCTGTCAACGCGGAACTGCTGACGGCGCATCTTATGCTTCGTCCCGGTATGTTTGCCCGGTATTTGGACTTCGCTCTGCGCAGTTGTAAGGACACTACCGCGATGGAGGATGTCCTGTTCCGGTTCATCTCGGTCTGCAAGAGTGTAGAGCCCCGCGTTCTGGTCCAGCTTATCAACCATTTCCGGAATCGGAATAATCCCGTCCAGCTTGCCACCGGCAAGGCGAACGGTGCTGCCAGCAAGGTTCTTGACAGGGAAGTTGAGCCTATCCCTGAGGATATCTGCAACCGTGTTGCCCGCGATATCTTCAATCAGCTGTGGCAGGTTCTTCGTGCGGAGGATACCGAGCCGAAGTGCGTATACCTTGACCCGGCTTGCCACTGCAACGACATTGTGTTCCCTGATAATCCCCGGCAAATCTCCTCCTCGCTGCGTTCTGCCGCATGCGGGTCCAGAACCCGGCTCCCGGAGGGTAATGTGCTTCGTGCGTTCCTCTACTGGAAAGCGAGTTTCGAGACTGAGGCATGGGACGGCGTTGACCTAGACCTCTCGGTCGCGTTCTATGGCGATGAGAAGGTCAACTTCGTCTTTTACGGGAATCCGAAGGTTGAGTCGCTCGGTGCTATCCATTCCGGTGACCGCAGGAGCAGCGGCAAGAACGGTGCTGTCGAGTATGTGGATTTCGATATCAAGAAATGCCTGCAAAACGGTATCCGCTATGCCGCAATGGTCGTCAACTCCTATACCGGCGAGAAGTTCTCCGAGATGGATACAGCCTTCTGCGGTGTGATGGTTCGTGACGGCATGACCGGCGAACAGTTCGAGCCTGCCACCGTGAAGGACCGGTTCGCTCTGACTACCGAATCCGGCCAGCTGGTCATGGCTGTTGTGGATTTGCAGAAACGCGAACTCATCATGGTCGATAGGACGGTTGCCGGGTCGCTTGCGTACAGCAATGTCATCACCGACTACCAGCCCACGAAGGATGTCTGCCAGTATGCCATGCAGCTGAAAAGCCTCTCCATCAAGGAAATGGTCGGGATGCGGTATGCGAAGTTCCTGAAAGACAGCGAGTGGGAAAAAGCGGATGTCATCATCTCTGACGCGCCGGAAAAGTTCAAAACTCCCGCATCCGGCAAGCCTGTTCCTCGCATTGTGAGCCCCTACGATGTTCCCAGCATTTATGATGTTGTGTTCGGGACTACCAAGACAAGCTGAGCCAAAGATAATTCTTCCAAAAATAATTCCGTAAAGAATTATTCTTTAACATTTTGCGATTCATGCCATACAAACCACCGCCTGATTTCGGGTTATCCGAGAAAGGGCGGTGGTTTTTTGCGTGCAGGGGTAATCGGGAAACATACACATTCATGGCAGATTTGCGTTTTTGCGAAGAATTTTCTAAAAAAATCGGGATTTGTGTTAGATTTTTGAAAAAAGATGATGTTTTTCGCTTGCACGAATGTGCGAACCGCATAGAATAAAGTCAGTGGTCCGATACCGGCGGTATCGGATGCTTTTAAGGGCAGGACCATGGTTGTACAAAATACAATTTTGGTCTCACTGATTTCGACCAGACTTCCTTGACGGCGGCTGTATGCAGGAACAATCTCCGGATGGGATGAATGGAATAACACAAACACATTTTTTGAAAGGAGCTTTTCCAATGAAAAGTTATAAGCGCGTTGCCTCTGCCGTTCTGGGCATGGCAATGGCCGCCAGCTGCATGGCGCCTATCACTGCATTCGCTGCAGAGGATTTTCAGCAGCCCACTGACAACACTGTGATTGCCAATCATCCCAACGATGAGACAATGCTGCACTCCACCCCCGTCTACCGCATCGGCACGAAGTCCTTCTACAAGGTGAACGATGACGGTTCCGTCACCTACGCCGACCAGGACACTGCTGGCTTCAAGGCCGTTCCTGCCGCCTACATCATGGGCAGTTCCTACAACACCGTTGGCGAGTACGGCATCTACACCACCACCAAGAGCGACGGCAGCAAGCTGGAGCACTTCGTCAAGATTTCCGACTGCCAGGAAGCAAACGGCAAGGTGAACTGGAACCACGGTACTGCTGATGAGGCCAAGGTCAGCGACGACACCAAAGCAAACGGTGTTGACACTGCCAGCAACGAAGACCCCACCATGAGCACCCAGTTCTACATCTACCTGGACAACAATTCCGAGATTCCGGAAGAGACTCCTCCGACGGAGGAAGAGCACCCGGGCGTCGCTACCGATGACGGCCGCGTTGAGTACGACATCACCGTCGCTACTGTCAACCATGTCAATGTCAAGGCTACCGTTCCTCTGTATGTCTGCATGTACGGTTTCCGCAGCACCGGCAATGTTGTCACCCCGACCAAGGACGCTTACCAGCTGCGCAACTACTCCACCATCGACAAGAACAGCCGCACCTATATCGCTGACATTGCCAAGGTGACCCACTACAGCCGCATCTACGATACCGACCACTCCAACGACGAGCTGTTCGCTATCGCTTATGATGCCACCACCAAGTCCTACACCTACTGGTACAGCGACCCCGCCACCCAGGCTGGCTGGACTGAGCCTGCCAACTACCATCAGATGGGTGCTGACGAGCACATCAACGCTTCCGGCGAGTGCTATGTCATCTTCATCGATGGCAAGTGGGACTTCAAGGCTGCTGGCACTCTGGACGGCGACGCCCTGCGTGAGACCGTCAAGGGTATTGACGGCAACCACCAGCTGAAAGAGGACTTCGTCATCACCGATGGCGCTACCAGCTGCAACTTCGGCAAGAAGTTCGATGTCGGCACCTCCATGACCGACAACTCCAAGCGCGAGGGTCTGGCTCTGAAGGTTTCTGAGCTGCAGGCTGAGCCCGCTACTTGGCGCGTCGTTCCCATGAGCACCTCCGCTCTCAAGCGCGGCGAGATTGCCATGAGCATTGCTCCTGACTCCGCTATGTACAACGCTTCTGCCATCGACCTGGCCAAGTGCTCTGCTCCTCTGGACATCACCGAGAACGGCTGGTTCCTGGCCGCTCCGACCGAGGTCACCAAGACCGGCGCTGCCGCTGACGCTGTCACTCATGACGCCGCCAAGGCTCTGCCCCTCATCGTCAACGCCAAGATTGCAGGCTCCAATGTCAACGACGCTGGCTGCACTCCTGTTGTTCGCGTCACCTACAGCATCATCCCGATGTTCGAGACCGGCGACACCCAGACTGCTACCGCTGGCGGTGTCGGCAGCAACCGCTGATTTGAAAATTTCGGCATAAATCAAACTCGTTAGCGAGTTGGCCGTCGAGTGACCTGCCGCTCGGCGGCTTTGGTTTTAGCTAATAGCATCACACTTTGAAAGGAATAATATTATGGCGAACAATATCGTATCCACCGACAAGAAGACCTCGAAGAAGAATGACAAGCTTTTGCACCGTACCATCACGGTTTGTGTGGTTCTGCTGCTTGTGCTGTGCGCAGGCCTGTTCATCTGGAAGAAGAGCGGAAAGATTTCGGACAACCGTCTGGAAGATTCCGTTGCCGCACAGCTGGGCCAGCTCGATGGCAAGAGCGAGGCTGAGATTCAGGAAGAACTGAATCGGGTGGTAGAAGATGGCACCATGGCTATTTCCATCAATGTAAATCCCGTATTCAAGACCGGAGATTCTGAGGGTACGCTCGAAATCGAGAATGTCCCCAACAACAAGTACGCTCAGGTCGTAAGCATCACGCTTGATGACGGCGGTGCTGAGATTTACAACAGTGGTCTTATCCAGCCCAACTACCACATTCAGACCGATAAGCTGTCCCAGCCGCTCGAAGCAGGCACCTATGACTGCACTGCGACTTTCACGGCTTATGACACTTCTGATAGCGAGAATCCGATTGAGGTTGGTTCTGCTGCCGCCAAGATTACTATTTCCGTTCTGAGTTAAAGTATGCCGATGCCCCGGTGCAGACCCATCCGTTTGTGCTGGGGCATTTTTTGAAAAACACAGGAGGCAATTCCATGAAGCGTTTTGCAAAAGCATGCGCGGCGGTATCGATGGCATTGATGATGTCTACCGCTGTGGGTTTTGCTGCCGAAACGGAACACCCGAACATGGACCATGGTACTACCAATAAGGCTGCGGTGTCGGATGAAGTAGATACTGCTCTGAACATCACGCCGAAAATGGGCACGAAGTTCACCGTGTACCTTGCTCCGGATATTCCGGAAACCATCCCCATTGTCCATGAAATCCCCAAGATGGGTGATGTGGGCATCGACCAGAAGACGCTGCTGGAAGCATTGCTGGTCGCGGGTGGCTGCTACCTTGTGAGCGATGGTGTTGCCACCGCCTGCAAGGGTAAGCGCAAAGACGATAAGGCTGCAACTCCCGCTTAAAATGCAAGGTCCCGATGCCGTTATGGCACCGGGGCTTTTTTGTTTGTGTGGCGAAACCAAGAAATCATACGGGAGCTCTCAGAAAATCAGGCGCGAGCGTTGCCGAAATGTGCGAATCGCATACAATAAAATCATGAGTCATCGCAAGGTCGCAGGATTGTGCGGCAACAGAGAAATATAGTATCAGGAATCGAATAAGAGGTCTATCAGCATGGCAAATGTCAAGACTGTCGCAAGAAAAACCATCGGCTGGGTATCCCGCCTTATCAGTATAGCTGCACTCATCGCAGTGCTTATATTGAGCGGTATGCTGCTCCGAAGTATAGCACAAACCAAAAAGACCCAGGAACTCACTTCATCCTTGCAGGCTATCAGAACGACTGCACAGGAAACCAATGAGACTGACTGGTCCAATGGAATGCTTGCGGTCAACCCTGATTATAAGGGATGGCTTACTGTATATGGTACGACCGCTACCGGGCCGGTAGTGCAGGGAGAAACAAACGACACCTACCTCCGTACGGATATCTACGGAGAGCATAGTATCCCCGGCACCCTTTTCCTCGATGAAGTATGTGATACGCGACAGCACGGCAACCTTATCATCTACGGGCACAAGATGAACGACGGGACGATGTTCGGTTCTCTGGATAAGTTCAAGGACCCTGAATTCTTCGATGAGAACGGGACTGTTTGCTGGGAAGGCGAGTACGGGAAAGAATACTATCAGATATTCGCGCTCATGGTCGTGCCGGGATATGTAGATGACCCGAACTTTGTAGATATTCAGGCATGGGCGAACACGCTCTCAGCCTCTAAGACTGAGGATATGCTCGAAACCATCCAAGACAAAGCCTCGATTTACAAGGAACTGCAATTCGACTGCGACAATGACAAATTCTTGTTCCTTGTCACCTGTGACTACAACATCAATAACGGTCGTATGGTATTGGCAGCAAAACGGTTAAAGAAAATCGACGAAAATTTGCGTTCGTAAAGAATGTGCATTGACATTTTCGAGATGCAAAATATAATAAAGACAGAAACACCTATCCTTTTTCTCACACAATTTGTTGCGGATTTGTTAAAATCGAGCCATCATGGTTGTATTCAATACACCTCCGTGATAAAATGCAGGTGTACAGAAGGATAGGACGCCAAGAGTCCACGGTATCGTCGATGACGAAATCCAAAACCGCGTAGGGCTGGCGGAGCCTATCATCATTGAGTAGCCTCGGCGCTAGATGCCGAGAAGGAGTGTTTTTATGAAAAAGAATATCGTATTGACAGTTATTGCGACTGCGGCTATGGCGCTCAGCCTGGTAGGATGCGGCGTTAAGGTCACGAACATCTCGGTTCCGGATGCTGCGACCCTCGAGAAGGGCGAGAGCATCACGCTGCCGGTGAATTTCGGGACGGAGGATGCGCCCGCAGAGACGCCTGTCATCGCAACCGGTGAGTCTGCTACAGCAGAAACTGCTGCACAGGATGAAAAGATTGCCAAGGCGGCTGAGAAGCTGACGCTCGCGTGGACTTCTTCCGATGAGAGTGTTGCTACGGTTGATGAGACCGGCACCGTTACGGCAGTCGCAGCCGGTGAGGCTGAAATCACCGCAGCAGTCAAGGATACTGAGATGCAGGATGTCTGCGTCATCACCGTCAAGGTATCCGCGAAAGAGTTGAAGGTTCCCGATACCCTGGAAGTCAAACTCAACGATACCGATGAAACCGCAATCGAAGCGAAATGCGAGCCGAAAGATGCATCCAACATTTCGTTTGATTTCGCTTCCAGCGATGAGGAAGTCGCCACCGTCGATAAGGACGGCAAGGTGAAGGTCCTCAAAGCAGGCGAGTGCGACATCACCACGGCCCTCCTGCAGGATGGTGAGAAGGTCACCGAGAAGACGACTCATGTGAAAGCGTTCTACGAAGTTGAGAGCATCACGCTCGACTCCAACAAAGGCAAACTGACGGTCGGTAATTCTCATACCATTAAGGCGACTGTTGCTCCCGATGAGGTCGCCGCTGAGACCACCATCGAGTGGTCGTCCAGCAACGAGAAGGTTGCTACCGTTGACTCCAATGGGAAGGTAACTGCCGTTTCCTCCGGGAATGCAACCATCACCGCAACTGCCGGTGAGGAGAGCGCCAACTACGAAGTGACGGTTGAGCAGCCGAAGAAGACCACGACCAGCAACAAGTCCTATACCAACAGCGGTTCCAGCAACAGTTCTGCTGTCGTGACGCCTTCCAACCAGACCCCCGTTGCGCCGGTCACGCCGTCCGCTCCCACAACGCCGGTACAGCCCAGCAATCCGGAGCCTGCTGCCCCGGCTCCCGCACAGCCTGACCCGGCACCGGCACAGCCTAGCAACCCGGAACCCGCGCAGCCTAGCAATCCTGAGCCGTCTCAGCCGAGCGGCGGAGATAGCGGTAGTACAGGCGACAAGCCCAACGGCAGTGGCGGTTGGGAGTGGGGTGGTCCCGTAATTTCTACTCCTACCGATAATGGTTGCCCGCCGGAAGAGCACGCTGGTGGTCTGTGCTAATTCCACACATCGAAACATGTAAGTAATAGCAATTAAACCCGTAGTATAGAAGCGGCAAGTCTTCTTGCTACGGGTTTGCTTTTTTCTAAGGAACAGCATCTATATATTATAATAAGGTAGGGAGTAAGCAAATGAAAAAGAAGTTTGCGTTAGTAACCGCCACCGCCATTACAGTGCTTCTGCTGTTTGTAGGATGCGGCGTTAAGGTCACGAACATTTCGGTGCAATAACTCCTACCGACACAGCCATCAAAAAATAAAAGAACTCGTAGCGTTGGGACACTTTGTTCCTCTGCTACGAGTTTTCTTGTTTGCAGGATGCCAATTTATTTGTTGTCCGATGGAATCCTTGCTTTTTCGTTTGCCAGAATGTGCGAGTTGAATACAATGAAAAGAGAAAGGAGCAGTGACGGAATTGAAACCGATAAAGCTGAAAGAACTCCTGCGCACAGCCAAGGACCCTGCCACGCAGAGAATTGTCATTGATGAAGGTCTTTGGTTTGATGCTCCTCTATTTGAAGGTGTTGTTAAAGATGTGGATGAAGCACTCGGAGAACGTATCATATCAAATTGGCAGGTGGAAACAGATGGTACGCGCTTAATTGTATCAAGCAATCCACCCCTCCAGGATTTGCAAGAATGTAGACCTTCTAAGATAGCACATATGGGATAACTTTAGTTTTTGGGTTTGCAAAGATGATGGACTGCCAAGAAACGCAATATGAAGAGGTTGCTGTGCAGCTTGCAGCAATGCTTGCGTGTCAGTTGTAAAATGACTCCAAACAGCTAAGGACATTGTAAGCCCCATGATGACTTTCTTTGTTACTATATCTTTTACGACTAACACCTTTACATCAGCTCCTTTATAAGGGGTTTTGTCGCTAACAACTTCGCAAAGCACTCTGCCATAATAAATATTGACTTCTCGAGGCGCTTCGTTTGCGGCTAACAACTCTGGCAAAAGTTCAAGACGGCATTGGGGAAGGCGTTTTTGCAATGTTTGTTGCCGATGCACAACAGGAATGTCTCTACAATCTTGTCCGGAGTTCCCGGTTTTTGTGGTATCCGGTTTTTGATTGTTATCAACCATCGAACGCAAAAGCATGTCGAGTTGAGAAACAGCTTGCTTCTCAATATCGCCTCCAATTTTCTCGACATCTTTGATTACAATTTCTTTCAATGTGTACATGCATCCTTCGCCGTGTTCTTCGTGTGGGTGTCCGCGATAATAAAGGAGACCGTTCGTGTGGACAACTGTCAGTGGAACAGCTTTACAGTATGGGCAAAATATGTGCCCCTTGTACCGCCTTTCATAAACCGTATGGTCGAGATTGTACTCGTTGCGTATCTGCATGATTGTGACCGGTTTGTGTGTGATGTTGAAAAAAGCCTCTGTGTACTTTGGCATAGACTAACAACTCCTTTGTGATTTGAGGTGATTATTATGATTACTTTACATGACTTATTGGACAATTTTTGTTGCATTGACCCATACACTGACTATGCAATCGTCAACATAGAAACAGGTGAAGTGCTTGTTGACCGCGTCCACGATAGGACATACACGGTTGATGATGTTGATGATTACGCAAAGTTCTTACCTTATGCACGCAAGCAGGTTCGAGCGTGGGAAACAAAAGATGGGAAAATGATATTTTATATTCTGCCGCCAAGAAAAAAGAAGGCAAGGCGATGAAGCCAACAATGAAGAACAAATTATCAACGGAGAAAACGCAATGATTTTACATCACTACATTTGGGGTGATATCGACATCGACATCGTCGAGGAGGTAGCACCACATTTTCTGATAGCAAAGCACTATGGCAACTTAGCTCTTTTTTGCAGACTCACAAAACATCAGAACCATTACTTTCGCAATTCCGACAAGAGCTTTTACGCCGCAGGTTTTGACGATGAAGGCAAAAGTATGAACCCTTCAGACGAGTACATTCCGTTTGTGCCAGACATCTTGTACGACGATGATGGCATTGGCTATTTATGCTTGATGCAGCCCTCATGGCTTCACACGATAGACGACATTAGACATAAAATCGATGGCATACTTGCAACAGACAAAAAGATTCGTGAACACGATGAATACTATGTCGGCTCATTAAGGAATGATATTATCAGCTATGAGTTGGTTCAGCGCGTAGAATGAAAGGCAGTGATGGCAATGAAGCCAATAAAACTTAAAGACCTTTTAACACAAACAAAAAAACCAGTGACACAGCAAATCGAAATAATGGAAGACTACGTGCTATCAGTAAAAACAGTATTTGAGGGAGCAGTAAAAGATGTCCCAGAGGATATGTTGAGTAAATACTACATAAGCGACTGGTATGTCAGAGGCGAAACCTCTGTTCTTGTCGTTCTGGTATGGACTAATCCGCATGAGCAACCAAATAAGTAGATGAACGCAAATAGCAAGTGTACGGAGAACTAAATAGGGATGTGCTAAAATTTTTGGACAATGCCAAAAAAGCTATATGAATTGGCTTTGTTGAATTCTGAAGGACATTTTTTGTATTGGTGTCAAAGTGCTCCCAAATTGCGCCGGACAAAGTCAATGCCATAAGAGTCGCTCCTGTATCGCATTCTTTCAAGATGAGTACGTTTACGGTTTCCGTTTTATCTTTGTACCGCTCATTCGTAACGTTGGACACCAACTGGCAATTTACAACCCCGTAATAAATGCATACGCCTTCCGGCAATTTGTTGGACTCAATCCGATACGGCAATTCCTCAAGACGACATTGCGGGAGACGGTTTTGGCGCACTTGATGTTGATGCTCTGCATGAGCATCATTCCTGTTTCCATTGCCGTTTGCAGGCTGCCGATTTGCATTGAGAAGAGGGGTGGCAAATGTAAGCCGGAACAAGAAATCTCGTTGAGCTAAAGCGTGGTCTTCGTCTTCTCCGCGAAGCCTACTAATATCTTTGACAATGTGCTCATCCAACACAAAACCGCACCTATCAGGATGTACTGCGTTTGGATGTCCACGAAAATACAAGCGTCCTTCGTCATGAACAAGGGTAAGAGGAACAACACCACAGCCGGGACAGAATAGATGACCTCGATAATTACGCTCGTAAGCTGCAGGGTCAGCAGCACATTCTTTGCGCACATGCATAATGTCAATGTTTCTGTTAGTAATGTCATTGTATGCTTCGGTATACTTTGCCATAGGTTTACAACTCCTTTTGTGATTTGAGGTGATAAATGTGATTACAATACATGATTTGATGGGAAATGGTTGCTGCACGAACCCCTATACTGATTTTGCTATTGTGAATATCAAAACAGGGGAAGTGCTTGTAGACCGTGTTCACGACAAAACCTATACGGTCGATGACAACAAGGACTATGACCAATTCCTTGCATATGAATGGAAAACTGTGAGAGCGTGGGAAGCAAAAGATGGTAAGATGATATTTTACATTTTGCCGCCAAGAGGAAAGAAGGCAAAACCATGAAACCAACCGTAAAACCATTCCTTGCATTGGCAGGAGACAAAGAACTAACCGTTCACATCGCCCGTTATAAATCGGATTCTGCTGATGGTTACAGCGATGAAGAAGTCTTTTGTGGTAAGTCAAATGATGTTCCGGAATGCTATACAAATGAGAAAGTGACAGAGTGGACAACAACGGACAATTCGGAAATTGTGTTATACATTAACTGAATTAGAGGATTTCTTCCACAATCAGAAACTCAGAGTTCTTGAGAGAAACGACACGGCAGCCGTTCCGCATAGAACCTACGGCTTTTCCAAGAAAAGAGATGCGAAGCTCTGCGGCAGGATTGCTAAGTAAATCCTTGGTTTCTTGAGTGAAATGATTCCAGACACCATTTGAGACATTCATTGTCAGCAAAGGTTCCCCTGTAGCGATGTTCTGGAGGCCACAATGATAGAACGGCTCTTTGTTGTAGTGGCTCTCAGCAACGTCCAGAACGCATTTGACGCGGCCGTAATAAACAGCCACTTCAGGCAGGTGGGGTTCACTGCTTTTAGGAATCATCTCAATCAGACGCTGAGAAATTTTGCGACGCTGCAGCTTCTGTGCCAAAGGTCCTTCATCTTCCGGCTGATGATGAGCCGCACCGTTTCCACCGGCGTGGACAGCACGAGCAATTTGGCGTTCAATGGTTTTTGCCAGAGCGCGGCGAAGCTGAGAACGGATAGTCTTTGCGTTTGCAGGGTTCTGAGCGTCGGTGGCGGTAGGCACATATTCGGGGCGGATAAAATCACAGCCGTCCATGTGAGCAGACATCGGAGCTGCGCGGAAAAACGGGAAGTCTGCCCCCTGCACAACAATGAGCCGGGCTTGCTTGCATTCTGGACAGAGAAGATGCCCTTCATAACGCTGCATGTAGATATGAGGGTCTTTTTTGGATTCCTCACGAATGTCGGCGACGGCAATCAGACGGCGTTCAGAATCGTAGTAAGCGTATTCGTATTTTGACATAGTGGTCACAACTCCTTAAATAAATGGTGGTGATGAAAATGAAATTGAAAACAATAATGGCTTGCGGAAGAGATGTATACTTTGACTATCAGCTTATCAACGCCCATACAGGAGAAACTCTTGTCGACCGTGTATGCGATAAAACTAATAGCAAAAGCGGTGAAGAGGAATGGAAAGAACATTGCAAATATGAACCATACAAAGACTGGAAGGTTCATAAATGGGAACTCAAAGAACGAAAAATGCAGCTTTACATCTCACCGTAAATGCGTGTAAAAGTGAGATACACTAATAGTATACTAACTTTGCACCACACAAATATTATACCATGAATTTGTATTTTTACATTATGGCGCTCTTTACACAAAGCAACTTTTTGCTTTGCACAGAATGAATTTCCGCTTTACACAAAACGAATTACGACTTTACAAGAAACGGCGACATTTTCGACAGTCACATCTCACAAAAACCGTCTGCGGAATTCATATATTATTCCTTGTGCATACCCGACAAAATTCAACCAAAATATTTGTATGAAGTGCCTTTTACCGCTGCGTAACTGGCACTTTTTCTTTGCGATAAAAAAATAAGTTTTGCCTAGTTGCGAAAATGTGCGAACTGCATAGAATGGAAATGTACGGAAGCAAAAGTAATCGTGCAGGGACGATTTTTGCGTAGGACCACGCCAAAGTTTTACGCTGATTCGCTCACTGTACAGAAAGGACACACGCATTATGCACAAAATTGCACAAAAAGTGACCTCTGTTGCATTGGCGGCCAGTATGCTGCTTTCTATGTTCGCGGTTAATACCGTAGCGTTCGCGGACGAATTCAAAGATAACACTACTGTGTCCGACGAAGTAACTGAGGCCCCGGTTTCGGATGATGAAGTGGATGCGGTTGAATCCGTTGACAAGACCGACACTTCAAATTCCGAATCCGAAGATACGCCGGTCGAAAGCCCTGAGCCCTCTCAGACTGTGACTGATGTAGTGGATTTGACGCATGATTCCACGGCCGACACGGTCAAGGATGATACGGCAAATTCGGAAGATGTCGTCTATACGGAGTCCGATACCTCCGAGGATGTCATTGCCACACCGGAAACAGCTGAGCCGTTCATCGGCATTCAGGCTGTAACACCTGATTACGGTGATAAGATTTCGGCAGAGGTGGGGGATACAGTTACTCTGGATGCCCTGCTGAACCGTGATGATGTCTCTGTAACCTACCAGTGGCAGAAGAAGCAAGCTTTTGCTGCTGACGAATCCTATGCCATCTATCCGTATGAAGAGGACGAGCCTACTTGGTATAACTTCATCATTGAGGATACTACCGAGACAGCGGTTCTCGCTGACAAGCCGGATTATGTGTGGCAGGGCTGCGAGATGTACTACGCTGTAGTCGATGCACTCGATGAAATCGGTGCTGATTCCAGCGATGTCCAGATTGCATACCACACTCCCAACTTTGTTCTGGATGGCTACACCATCACTGCTGCCAATGCTGAAGACGGCACCGTTGAAGTCTATGCTTCTAACGGAGAGAGCACCTACACCGCACACCTCAACGATGACGGTAAGTGGGAGTTCAGTGATGAAGCTGCTGCCAGTCAGGATACGGATTGGCTGAATATCGATGGCGCTACCGAGCCTTCCTACACTTTCGAAGTCGCGGAGGATGACCTCACCGCAAGCTATCGCTGCCTGATTACTGTCACCGACGAGGCTTACAAGGAAGCCAACTTCAAAGCTTTGGAGGAACTTGGTAACGAACTGACCGACGAGGATAAGGCAGGCGACATCATCCTGTCCACTGTCCAGTTCAAGGTTGTTTCTACTGACATTGCCACTGCAGAGACAGCGGATGGGGCTAATGCCCCCGCCACCTTTGCTATGCTGGCACGCTCCTTTGCTCCCCGCGCTGGCGGGAATGGTCCTGCGCTGTCCTCTGATAACCAGTGGATTACAGGTCTTAACGGCAACTACGAGTACATCACTAAGAACATGTACGACCAGGTTACCGAGTGGTTCAATGCCGGTAAGTTTGACAAGGCCACCGCAGACCGTTACTGGACTCAGATTGGCGGTTCGTGGGCTAACACTTATACCGCCAATGTTCTTGATGACAATGGTTATCCGACTGGGGCAACCCGCACCTACAACGCATTCCCCTTGACGGATGGCAACATGCTTGAAGTCAACTCCGAATGGTATGGTCAGACCGTCTATTTCCGTCCCCACAACAGCAATAACGCTTGGACAGTCACTGGTACTGCCGTTGAAGTTCCTGCGTACACTGCTGTTATCCGCGATGCTGATAAGAACAACTACGGCACTGGCGCTTCTGGTACAAAGTACAAGGATGCTGTCGTTTTCCTGAATCCGTGGATTTCTGATGCAGGCCGTGTCTACTCAAACTACATCAACTATATTACCGATAACGGTTGGTTGTGCAACAACGATGGTTCTCACATGAGCCAGCATATTACGGTACTTTCTGTTGGTGCAGAGCAGTTCAATGCAGACCCCAATCGTTTTATGATGGACGCCGAGGGCAACTACCGTATTGACTCTATCGGCTGGGGCGTTTGCGTACAGCAGGAGCCTGATATCTCCGGCAAAGCCTACTACGCCATCAAGGGCTTCCTGAGCCAGGGCTACGGCATGTGTGTCGGTCACGATACCATGTACGCCTATGCTGGTTCTTGGTATGATGCCCATATTGCCGGTTATACCGACCCCGGTTCTCGTGATTACTACGAGGGTGGTCGTTTCGGACCCGATAAGAACGATGGTTCTACCCGCTACTATGTTCTGAACTCTGTTCCTAACATTGATAACGGTCACTGGAACATGAACGCTCTGATGGGCGCTAACGGCGGTAACATCGATTCCGGTACTGTCCTGCCGACCGATGCTATCTCCATGATTCTGTCTACTGGTGGTAGCCATAGTTCCTACGGCAAGGCTGGCATCATGTATGGCAGCGACCAGCTGAGTGTCCGTTTGAAGCCGTATTCCAACTCTCAGGCACAGTCCACGGTCAAGTATCGTGACCCCACGAACTTCCCCTACGATTTGCCGTCTACTCTTTCTGCCGCCAAAACACACTCTAACTCTCAGGTTGCATTCGGTCCTATCTGGGTCGATTACGCAGGCGGCAATGTCACTGGTGCAGAGTTCGGCTACAATCCGTACCCTACCACCAAGACTATTACCGACCCTGTCACTGGTCGTTCTTGGTTCGGCACCAGCAACTTCTACCTCTCCGGCACTGGCAACTTCCTGATGAATCAGATTGGTCACTTGCCGAATAACCAGGCTACTCGTGATGAATCTGCTCTGTTTGCCAACACCGTTATGTACATCTCTCAGCGCAAGCAGTGCGAGATTTGTGCAGCGAACCAGAACAGTCAGGAAGACAGCCACTTCGTTATCCGCGTGAGTTCTGTCAACTACATGCAGGTCCTGTCTGCTCTGCAGGCTGGCGGTTCTTTCTGGTATCCTCTGAACGGCTGCTATCAGGTTGTTGATGACCTGACCCTGCCGGAAGGCTGGGAGCCCATCAAGAACTTCTCCGGTCACTGGAACTCCGATGCCTACCATGTGAACCTCGCCAGCAACGGCAAGCCTCTGTTCGATAACACCGGCAACACCTACGGCATGTTCACCACAGGCAGCAACAACGGCTGGAACCTCGGCAGCGATAAGACTGTCGGCGCTCTGCCCGTTCTGAAACTCGACAACCAGCCCAATGTCCGTATCACCGGCGTTGCCCGTGTTGTCGGCGATTTGAATGCTCTGTTCCCGGATGACGGTGTTTCTGATTACACCGGCTACCGCGTTATCGTCCATGCGACCGATGGCACTGACTACGACTGCGTTGTCAATGGTGATAGCAAGTATGTTATCTCCAATGTACCCTGTACCGGCATGCAGCGTGCTGAGGTCATCGACCCCAGTGGTCATAGCGTGGTTGAGTACGGTATGATTGTCGTGGATGTTCCGAATCATTTCTGGAACGACTGCGAGACCCATCCTCTGGAACTCCTCAAACCCACCGCAGACCCGATTGACGATTACAAAGACTGGGAAGGTCCTGTCAACAAGACTGTCGGCAGTAAGCTGTTCTACGACCAGACGGTTCCCGACTCTAATGTGAAGTGGTACTATCGTGCCATCACCGAGAGCGGCAAGATGAGCCAGTGGTTCGAGATTGGCGGTCCCGGCACTTCCTTCACCACCTATGACGGTGTCGTCAAGGGCAAAATCAACAAGACCACCTTTACCGCAGCTGCTACCAACGCTGATATCCCGTACACCGAGAGCACCGTGACCTACACGACCCTCGACTACTGCAACGAGAAGATTCAGTTCAAGTGCGAGTTTACAGTCGCCGGTAAGCAGTATACGAGCCTCGATAAGGCTGAGGACGGCAAGAATGGTTACTGCGAGTCTGCACTTCGTCCTATGTACATTGAGCAGGCTTTCGATAAGCGTATTCCTGTCGGCGAGACCACGACCTTCGACTTTGACCTCAACTACTGGAAGGGTGTCAATGAGGGTGTTACCTACACGGTCCAGTACCGTGATGAAAATAACACCTGGGTCGAGGTCGGCAGCGACCCGGATTTGTTCCCGGCTGACTCCTTTACTGTCACGACCAAGGTTTCTGACATCGATGCAACCAAGATTGGTACTCGTACCTTCTGGCCTGCTGCTTTCTGGAACCCCCTGAACGATTTGCGCGAGTCCGGTATCTCTACCATGCGTAAGCATTCCACCGTCACGCTGACGCTGACGAATGCAACCATGGACTGGGATGGTTTGGATTTCCGCTGTGTGTTCAGCTACAAGGCTCCTGCGCACGAAATCACTGCCGATTCTACGATTTCCAACTATGAGCCGAACGGTCGTACCGGTCACCTGGTCGTGTATGCCCCGCCTATTGAACTGACGCCTCTGAAAGCACAGTCTCTGTTGCTGAACTCTTTCGATTCCAAGAACGGCAACATGGCGTGGACTACCGCAACCAGCAACCCGAACAACGGTCGCCGTACCACCGATGTGCCTCTGGACGCAATTGCGCCCGATGTGCTGCACAAGGACGGTACTACGACTTATGGTGCTGCCAACGATAACAAGGCGGTCTACACTACCAAGATTACCTTCTTCGGCAACAAGGATTCTGCACCCACGATTCGCTGGAAGTTCAGTAATGTCGCTGGCGGCGGTCGTCTGGACCGTTTCATGAATGTCACGGACGGCGACGGCACGATTCAGCTGAACTACAGTCAGGTTGGTCAGAAAATCGGCAATGTCAATGCGTTGAGCAACAATGTCGATGATATGGAACGCTCGTTCATGAGCGGCAATGGTCTTGCTTTCAACAAGTTCTCCGCTTACATCAAGCTGGAAGCTATGTATCCCACGGATGCAGCAAACCTCAACAACAAGACCTACAATGAGTGGAACGCTATCGTGTCTCTGTACATCGATAACGCCACGAACCCGATGGATTTCGGCGATACGCACTACTACTTCCTGTGTGAAGCAGAAGAGCGGTATATGAAGAACTGGGACGCCAACAACATGCAGCCGTATACCTGCGGACGCACCGTTGCGTACAACTTCAACCGTGTCGTTGATTCCGCTGACCCGAACGACCACATCTACAAGGATTTCAGCCAGTCCTCTTACGGTGCTGAACTGGTCCTGGACTACACCATCTCTATCAAGGCGAATGTTCCCAATAAGGCCACTGCAAAGCACAACACCATCACCACAGAGAACGGCAGCTACAAGAACATCAACGACCTCAAGAGCATTTCCGCTATCAACGATGCGCTGAATAACGGCGGTGCAGTCTACAACTACAAAAACCTCGCAATCATCGCTCCTAACGGTATCCGGTACATGGAGACCTACTTCACGGCAGGCTCTCCCGTCAACAGTCGCACAACCGTTGACAGCCGCGACACCGTGGTTATCGACTCCTCTGTGCGCGACAGTGCCGGTCATAACTGGTATGATTTGTTCCAGCAGGTAACTGCGAGCGACGATGATTACATCGGTAAGATTGGCACCCACGGTTTCGCATACCGCACCAAGGACGGCAATGTCCTCGACAAAGCCACTTGGGAATGGTGGTGGCGCAATGCAGTCTACTATGTCTGCTACGATGCTCCCACCGACAATGCGGATATGGACCAGGTCTATTTCTACATCGATGAGCAGGGCTCCGGTCCTAAGGTCGATGATAAGCTGGAAGGCGCAAGCAGCTACTCTAACCCCTACAGTGAATACACCTTCACCTATGCTGGCACCTATGAAGTCGTGCTTTACGGTGCAGGCGGCGGTTCCATGAACAGCAACACATCTTCCGGCGGTCGTGTCCGCCTTGTCCTTCAGGCTGAGCAGGGCGCTAAGCTTTACTTCGTCAAGGGCGGTTCTGGTACGGTCGATAACCGTTACTGGGAGAATGGCGGCGGCAGTGCCTGTGGCGAAGTTAAGCGTCCTCTTCCTGGCGGCTACAACGGCGGCGGTAACGGCGGCACTCCCATGATTACCCGTAACGGTCACGGCAACCTGCTTGGTGCTTCTGGCGGCGGTGCTACGACAGTCGCTATCGGTCTTATGGGCACCGGTCGTCTTGCTGAGTACGGCAATACCACAACTGCAGCACAGTATATGCTCGGTGTTGCAGGCGGTGGCGGCGGTAACCAGCACGGTGCCTTGGATTCTACCGGCGGTTATGCGCAGTACGGTGTTCCCGTCAATGGCGGTAACGGCGGCGGCAATGGCACCTTCGCTACCGGTTCTTCCGGCGGCAATTTCAACCCCTACCTGGGAGGTATTGTCAACGGTTCTTCCGAGAACTGCGTCGAAGCTCCTTCTGGCGGCGGCGGCGGTTGGCAAGGCGGTTACGCCAACACTGGTTCTAAGCGGTGGTGGGGCGACGGCTGGGCTTACTGCAAGCGCGACGGTAACGGTGGTTCTAACTACATTACCTCGACCGGCCGCACCTTCACTGGCAGCAATGGCAAGTCTGTGACGGTTCTTGAAGCACAGTCCTATGTTGGCTCTGGTGCCACTACTTGGGGCGGTGACTTCAACAGCTACCAGAACAACTTCCATCCCGGCAATGGCTATGCAACCATTAAGACTATCCGCTCGGCTGTTGACCGCTTTACCCGCAACGGTCACAATGCTTACGACACGGCCTATGAGGATACTGACCCGTATTCTTCCGGCGAGCCGATTCGCGTTACTGTGAATATCACGGTCGCCAACAAGACCTACGATGGTCAGCCCGATGCTGCAACCCTCTCTTATTCCGGTAACCTGTCCAGCGACCAGATGACAGAGGTCCAGAACGCTACTTCTATTGTCTACAGCAATAAGAAGGGCACTCAGGCATCTGCTATCGATGCGTCTACGGACGAGCACAAGAATGCCCGTCAGGATTGCGGTTCCTACACGGCAACCGTAAACTGCACAGCACAGGGCTATATCGTAACCTACAAGTACGAGAACACCGACCCCGGCAACACCTACCCGAGCGGTGGTGCGAGCGGCACAGGTTCTTCCGTCAAGTTCGATATCTACCCGATGGCTTTGACGGTAGTCGGTGAGCACAGCAAGGCTTATGACCACACTGCAAACGCTTCTATCCCGGATGCCCGTATCACGACCGGCATGGCGGTTCGCGACTCTGTAACCCTGAACACCACGCAGGTGGATGGTTACTACTGCGATGCGACCGGCAACCGCGTTAGCGATGCTGGTGGTCCGTACAAGATTGTTCGTGAGAGTGAGTTGACGCTGGTCGGCAACGGCAGCACCAACTACTACATCGGCACGGAAGAGTATTCCGGCAGCATTTCTGCTCGCGGTCTGTATGTCCACAGCCTGTATCTGGAAGACCCGACCAATCCTCGTAACATCAAACACTACGATGGCACCACGAATGCCACCATCAAGGATATCCTGATTGACGGTATCCTCGAAGGTGATGATGTCAAGCTGGTCAACCCGATTCAGACTGGTAAGTACAAGACCAAGGACGCTGGTCAGCGTCTTGATGCTGATGGCAAGGTGAGTTCTAACTGGCCCACCGAACTGGATGAGAACCCTATCACGATTGATGCGACACCTGCCCTTACCGGTAAGGACGCAAAGAACTACTATGTTGAGCGTCAGGCTTATTCCGGCGCTATCGCCCGTGCTAACCTGACCGCACAGGTCAAGAACTGGCGCGGACTGTATGGCGACGGCGTAGGCGAGGACCCGTGGCACGATACAAAGGCTTACGGTTACGGCACGGCAGCTTCTGACGGTTGCTGGCTGGAACTGGATGGTCTCGTTCCCGGTGATTCCCTGACCCTTGACCCGACCTACACCAAGAGCCACTTCAAGACTCTTGTTACCGACCACGAGGACCTTGTCCCCGATGAGACTACTCCTGTTGGTGTATATCCGCTGACCTATGTCGGTCTGACAGAAGACAACTACGATGTGTTGAAGAACTACATCGTGATGGTCCTGAATGGCCGCTTCGAGGTTGCTCAGCGTCCTCTGCATGTCACTGTAGTGGATGACGACAAGCTGATTTACCAGCAGAACCCGAACTTCCATGTGAATATTCAGATGGAAGATGTGGATGAGAACCTGATTGATGTTGTGAGCGATGTTGATGCAACACCGATTCTCGACACCCCGCTGAAAGCCAATGATACTGTCAGCAGCGTTCTGTATCTCGATAATAACGGCACTGAGTCCGCTATTACTCAGGAATTCGTAAACAACTACGATTACTGGAAGAAGCAGAATGCAGACGAGAGCAAAACGAATCTGCCCTTCGTTACCGACTGCAATGAAAAGTCTCTGCCGCTGTATGTCAATGAGACTGACACCGATGACGATTTCGAGTGGGCGCATGATGAGAAGACTTGTGGATTCTGTGATTACAACCACAAGCCGCTTGCCCCGTATGTTGTTGACATCAACACTGACCCGATGCAGGGCAACGCTCTGACGGTTCGTTCGGTCACGAACCCGAACGGAGAGACCGTTAAGAACTACGACCTCATCATCCACAAGGGTAACCTCTATGTTCACCCGGCACTGCTGAAAGCCACCGTGCCTCTGTATGTCTGCATGTACGGTTCCAACTCTTCCGGCGCTGTGGTTGAACCCACCAACTACCGTATCACCAACTATTCTACGGTTGCAATTCAGGTGAAGAACATCAAGACGAGCGGACCTTGGACTGTGAAGGATGTTCCGGGTATGGAATACTACACGGGCACCGATTATGGTTCTTCCTCTTACACGATGAGCAACAACACCCTGCATCGCGGCGAACTTTACATGCGTCTGCGTGATAAGGTCCTGACCGATGGCGACAACGCAATCGACCATAGCGATACGGCTTGGGTCATCCCCAAGGCTACCGGCGACTTCCTCAACAACAAGATTACCGGCACCGCAATGCGCGTTCCGATGGCAGTGTATACCGCAACCGGCAATGTGAACGATGCCAATGTCTGCACTCCCGTCACGAAGGTCACCTACACCATCGCTCCTTACGGTGGCACGATGCCCGACGAAGCGGAGTTTGAGAAGGTCGATTCTCAGGATTGGCTGAAAGACGCCTCCTGATGTTCCGGCAGTGACTTAACTTATCCAGTGTGACCTTGTGGTCGCTTCTGTACAATATCCTTGAGCAGGCAGCTGAATTCGGCTGCCTGCTCTCTTTTTTGTTTTTGGCACAAAAACTACACAATTCGTCAGTTGCGTAAATGTGCGAATTGCAGATAATGGAAAATGCAGGCAGGATAAGGAAAACACCTGCGAAACCATTACAGAAAGGAACATTTAACAGTGAGAAATATCAAAAAGATTGTCACATTGGGATGCATTGCGGTGTGCGCTGCCGTGATGCTGTGCAGCTGCGGGAACAAGAAGGCTCTGGCCTCGATTTCTCTCGCAAGCCCTATCACGCTCCAGCTCGGTGAGAGCAAGGAAGTGGAAATTACCGGTATCCTGCGCGACGGCACGACCGTGACGGGGGATGAACTCGATGCGATTCTTAAACGCAAAGGAATGCACTACGAGAGTTCATCGGACAATGTTGCGTCCATTGACCAGAACGGATTGCTTACGGCAAACAATTCCGGAACGACTGAAATCAGCATCACGAGCCAGAACAAGCGCCTGACGGCTGGTGCAGTCGTGAATGTGGTTGAACCGCTGCAGGGATTCCAGGCTGAGGATATCGTTGCCTCTACAAAGAGTACCCTCGTACCCGTTACCTACACGACTGTCCCGGAAGGCGCAGATGCAGGCACTGTGACTATTTCAGTTGCGGACTCTGAGATTGCCCGTGTTGACGAGAACAATAATATCATCCCCTTGAAGGCCGGCGATACGACTGTAACGATTCGCTCCGACAAGGGTCCGTCCAGCATCGTGAACCTTAAAGTCACCCAGGCACCGACTGAACTGTTTGCTGATGACTTGTATGTCGAAATCGGCGAGACGGCGAAACTCAATGTCTATACAGATGTGAAAGACCTCGAATCCGGTATGGACGGCACCAACTACACCTACGAGAATGAGTTGAACCTCATCTGCGCCGTCTCTGTAGAGGGTGATGTAACGGGCATCGAGGCAGGCGACAGCGTTGTGAAGATTCAGAACGAATATGGTCTTGAAACACAGGCAACGGTCCATGTCACGCCTAAAACAAGCCATATCACATTCGGGTTCTCCGGGAACTAAGGCGGTGAAGCACAATGCGCAAATACATTGCAGTACCTTTGACTTGCGCCCTCGCTATGATGGCTCTGACAGGCTGTACAGACCCTTCAACGCTGTACGAGAACAACGACCTTGTTGCACAGGGAACGACCTCCTACAAAGCCGCAGAATGGTCACAGAGCAGTCTGACGGACGAAGGTACGATTGATTACGCCGCTGGTGCTGTGTCCTTGACGGGCGCAAAAGAAGCCTTCTCATTCACGATGCACGCAGATTCTGCTAACCTTGATGTATACGATACTATCACCTGCGATACGGGAGCCTGCAAAATCCTGATTGTCGATAACGGTGGTGTACATGTTGTTTTTGTAATGATCCCAGTGACCCGAACGCTCCCAAAGGCTGCGGTTGAGCATTATGGGCGTTGAAATTTCAACATAGCCGTAACGCTTATGTACTTCGCGCCAATAGT